GTGCAAAGTGCAGAGGATCAACAAAAAATAAGAGATTCTTTTAAAAATAAAGTTATAGAAGAGGACATTATAAATATAGAAGAAGTTGCAAAAGAAGTATTAAAAGAACCAGGAGCAGCAGACAATTTTAAAGTGTATATGGCTGGAAGTTGTGAAGAAGAATTTGGAGTAGACAAGACTTATGTTGAGAAGAAAGTTAAAAAAGTAAGACTTAATATAGACAGAGAAATAGATTTATATATATCAAACGTAGCCTATAATGACCAGGATAAATTCGATATAGTTCCTAACGGTGATGGAAGTGTGAACATGATAATTAAAAATGTTATGAGCTATATAGAAAAGTAAAAAACTAAATGTGAGAGTATAAAAATGTTACGATACTAGCTTTATATTCTCATATGATAATCAAGTGATAATTTAAGGAGGATTAAAAATGAATAATTTAATGATAAAAGGATTAATAACTGTTGAGGGAATGACTTTTCATGATATTGAAGGTGGATTTGGAGAAAGTAAAAAAGCAATGTTAGCTAAAGAAATTGCTGAAATACACAGGAGAGAAGTTAAAAAGGTAAATGAATTAATAAATAATAATAGAAAAAGATTTAAAGACAATGTGGATATTATAGATTTAAAAACAGGTCTTTCAAAAAGACTTGTTTTAGAAATGGGATTAACTAATGCTCAATACGGGAATGCAAATAATATTTATCTATTATCAGAAAGAGGATATTCAAAACTTTTAAAAATACTAGAAGATGATCTTGCATGGGAGCAATATGAAAAATTAGTTGATGGATATTTCAACATGAGATCAGAAATTCCTAAAATGTCTAAAGAACTTCAAGCTATCTTTATGATAGATGGAAAGCAACAAAAGCTAGAAAATGAAGTAAAGGATCTAAAAGACAATATGCCATTATTCAATATAGACTGCGAAGAACTTCAAAAAGCAGTCAAAAAGAAGGCAGTTAAATGTTTAGGAGGATATAACAGAAAAGCTTATTATGATAAATCATTAAGAGCTAGAGTATTTGGAGATATACAAAGAGAAATAAAAAGACAGTTTGAGGTTAATAGCTATAAAGCAATAAAAAGAAGTCAATTAGAGATAGCCAAGGAAATAGTAGATAAATATGAAGTACCCTTTGTTCTTAAAGATGAAATAACATTAATAAATAATCAAATAGCTATGTAGGAGTTGATATTATGACTGCAAAAGAACTAGCTGCTAAAACAGTAAGAGATATTGCTAAAAGAAGAGAGCGTAAAGAAAATGAATTTCTTGCTTATCAAAAATATCATACTGAAAAGAAAAAACGTAGATGGAGTGTGAAGAAAGGCGGATACAAATGGTAAAGAAGAATCCGGGAAAGCTATTTGAAGAAGATTTTAAAAAGTCAGTTCCTGAAGATTGTTGGATATATAGATTTAAAGATGGTACAGCAAATTTTGGAGGAACTAAAAATGAAAATGTAAGATTTCAAGCTCATAATATATGTGACTTCCAGGTAATGACTAATGATTATTTAGTATTATTGGAACTCAAATCTCATGCAGGTGCTAGCATTCCTTTCAACTGTATTAGAAGTAACCAAATAGAAGAAATGTCCAATATCCAGCATCCAAAGATTAAAGCATATTTTATATTTAACTTTAGAGATTATGAAAAAACATATGCAATAAAAGCTAAAGAATTAAAGTTATATATAGATACTGCTGATAGAAGGTCAATACCTTTAGGATGGTGTAAAGCAAATGGAATTGAAATTATAGGAAATAAGAAAAAGGTTAGATATAGATATGAGTTAAAAAGCTTTTTAAAGATACACAAGATTAAAACTTGCAAATAAAAACAGAATTACAAGGCAAGGTACAAGCTCTATTGCAAGTATACATGCCTTAGTAATTCAAAAAGAGGATAAGATGTTAAATAGTCCTTTTATAACAACAGAAGATTTAAATTCTTTCACAGATCTTATTAATGAAATGGATACATTGAAAGATAATGAATATGCAAGGGCCTATAATCTTCATAAAAAAGCACTAGGTGTATATGATAGATGGTCAAGCATTTTATATGAAGTAAGAAGCAATGAAGGTAAAGGAATACCAAAGAATCCACCACTTAAAGATAGAGTAGGACAAATACTTAAGATGATAGATAATGTTTATGTAAGCTCAAGAATGGTATGGAATAAGTCCAAAGATGATATTAGTGAGGGGAGATATTAATGAAATATTTATTAGGAAGTCATTTCTGGGGAATGGATACAGAAGAAAGTGATAAAGATTACTTGGAATTTGTTTTACCTACTAAAGAAGAAATGTTTTGGGGAAAGTTTAGGAGCACTCAAACTAAAGATGAATATGGAAATGATATAAACATTAAAGATATAAGATTAATGCTTAAAGAAGTTAAAAAAGGCAGCTTAAGAATGTTTGAAATGATGTATGCCCCATTAGCAGATGATGATTGTAATCTTATATTAGAAACAATAAGAAAATATCTTTGGAGTAATAGAGATAAGTTATTTAAAGAACTTAGAATTGAGTTTATGAAAGTGATAATAGGTGAAAGCAGAAGTAGAATAAAATTATTAGAAAAAGATTTTAATGGTAAAGAATTAGCTCATTTACAAAAATTATATTGGTTATTGTATATAACATATAATTATAAAAATCCATTTCACATAATGTTAACAGATACAAATAAACAAACTTTAAAGAAGATAAGATTGAATCCAGATAAAGCATTATTTGAGACATTAAAAGAAGATTTTAAGTTTGGATATTATATAGATTTTGGAGAACCTCTTGAGGAAAAACCTATATTAGAAGAATTAGAAAAATTAATGATTAAAATTGTGGTATAAAAAAGGAGGACTAGCCTATGGAAAAAGAACTATTTCAAAAAACAGAAGGACAGCTTTACCGTTACTATAGATATAAAAAACAAATTAATAAAAAATATAGAAAAGTTGAATCATTAGAGGAACAAATTAAAGCTATAGATAATCAAATGAGAAATGTTCATAATTATATAAGCTTAGATACAATGCCACCAGGAGCAGGATGTGGAGAAAGAGTACAAGCTAGTATTAGTGGAAGCTCCTATATGGAAAAACAAATGGAAAATGAGGTTACTAAATTAGAACAAAGAAAAGTAGAGAAGATAAAGCAAAAGATTAAAACAGAATCTAAGATAATGGAAATGCAATCTTTTATAAGAATTATGGATACTAATATAGAAAGCTTAAGAGAAGAGGATAAAAGATTTATAGAGTATTTCTATGGAGATAATAGAAACATTCCATATATAGCAATGCAACTTAATTTAAGCATTCCTACGTGTTATAGGCACAGAGAAGAATTAGTTGAAAATATTGCTGATTCTATGTGGATGTATAAATAATTTTGGAACACCTGTAGAAATATGGGTGTTCTTATATTGTCTTAAATTGTACTATTTGGTAATATTACATCTGAAGGAGGAATTAGATGGATACAAAATTACAAATTGCAATATATACTGGGATATTTACAATATCAGGTATATTAATTGGTACATTGGGTGGATTTATTCAAAACATATATAATAATAAAATAGAAAAAAACAAATTCAACATGGAAAAAAACTTTGAAAAACAAGAAAAGATTATGAAAAACAAAGAAGAAACATATTTAGAAGCGTTAGAAGTACTTTTAAATATAAGAAAATATTGTGATTATTCAGATTGGGATTATGATATTGCACATGATAAATATCAACATGAATTAGATAATATTAATCAAAAAAGTATGAATGTTTCAGTGAAAATTAGATTGTATGCAACTGATGAAATATTTAACATATATAGTATGTTATCGAAGTATAGTCAATTTACATTTAGTAAAAAAAGATTATTTCAACAAAGTAAAGATCAATATGTTATACAATGCAATATGTTAGCCAAATTAATGAAAGAAGATTTGATGATTAATAATAAAAAATCAATAAATACTATGAATAAAAGAAGCAACAAGAGAAAAAAGTTAATTGATTGGCCAAAAGGATTAAGACAATGGTTAAGATTAATAATAGCTTTTAGTGGAATAATCTCAGGAATTATATTTTTAAATGATATGAATAAATTAGCTACAGCTGCTACTATAATTGGTTTTTTAGGGTATTTATTTGAAAGTCTATTTACAAATATAGAAGAAAGAAAAAAAATTGAATGAAGAAAATAAATGATAAGAAAATGAGAAAAATTTGAGAAAAATAATTAAAAATAACCTTTATAATAATAAGTAAGAGGTATCCAGTAAAACTCACCCCTTGTTTTATAAGATACCTTGGTTATTTTCTCATAAATTCTCATTACCCTTTTATACAATAGTTAAAATACTCTGTATTAACCGAATATCTAAGTTTATACTTGGATGTCTTGTAGGTAATATGGAGTATTTTTGTTTGCTATTAAATAGTATATTTTGTATAATTATGGTATATAGGAGGGGAAAAATGAAAAATAAAATAGTACTTACACTAGCAACTATAATAATACTTATAATATGCAGCATTTGGATTTATAGCAGAAAGAAAAATAAAGAAGAAAGCAATTTAATGCTTATATTCACTATATTGGCAGTAGATTTAATAATTATATTACCAACTACTATAAATATATTAGTAAGAGCTTTTAGCAATAATTTATTACCTGATATAAATAATACTTTAGTTTATTATGGTACAATAATAGGAGCATGTCTTACAGGATTTATAACTGCAGTTGGGTTATTTTTTACTCTTAACCAAAATGCAGAACAGTTGGCAAACCAAAGAAAATTTGATAAAGATGCGATGAAAGAACAAAAAGAACTGTTTGATAAAGAATATAATCTAAAACTTATAAATCAAAAGTTAGATACTTATAAAGAAATATACTTAGTTATAGAAGACATAATAAATAAATTAGTAAACATAAATCATAATTTTATAGAGAATAAATATAAAAATCATACTAGTAATGTTATGAGAGACATAGAATCAGTATATGAAACTCATAATAAATTAAATTTTATGTTAATTTTTATAACTGAAATAAGTATTATTGAAAAATATGAAGAAGCAAAAAAACAGATGTTTAAATTAGCGGATATTACCAACGAATTATATGAAAGTAAGATAAGTTTAGATCAATATGATGAGTATTGGAGTAAGTTACATCATAGTTACAATTATTTATCTAATGAATTGAAAGAAGTAAGCAAGAATATTTATATAAAAAATATAAATAAAGATATAAAAATAAAATATTAATAGTATTTAAGGAACTTTAGAAATAGAGTTCTTTTTTCATGTAATAAAACAGAAAGAGGTGAGCAAGATGAACGTAAAATGCTACACAAGATGGAAAGGAAAAGAACTAAGATGTTTATGTAAGAAAGATAATCCAGGATGCGATAGATATAAAAGTTGTAACAAAGTAGAGGTAACATTGGACCAATATAAGGGATGGGAAGAATGTTTTAAAAATAGTGAAAGGAGAAGGTAAAATAAATGAGTATATGGCAACAGATAGGAGCTTTAATATTATTTTTATTAATCATGGTAGAGATAACGGATATATTATTAATTCCACACAATATAAACAGCATAGCAGAATCATTAAAAGAAATATCAGAGAGTTTGAAAGACAAGGATAAATAGTATTCAAGGGAGCGAAGCGAGGTGAGAGCAGCAAGATATGGATAAACAGAATTATGATTTAGCAGAAGAAGATTATATAAATGGTATGAAGTACAAAGAAATAGCAGAAAAATATAATGTATCTATTAATACAGTTAAGTCATGGAAGACCAGATATAAGTGGTGCAAAGACAAAAAAAGTATGCACACAAAAAACAAAAAGGTATGCACACAAAGTAAAAAGAGTGCAGGTGCAAAAAAACAGAATAAAGAAATTAATAAAGAGCCTATTGCAGATGAAGTTAAAGAAGTCATGGAGAATGATGAACTTAATGATAAGCAGAGGCTTTTTTGCATTTATTACAGTAAGTGTTTTAATGCTACTAAGTCATATTTAAAAGCATACACATGTACTTATGAAACTGCTAATGTTGAAGGGTGTAAACTCCTAGTAAAGCCTAGTATAAAGGCACAGATAGATTCATTAACTAGAATAAGATTCAATAAAGAAGCATTAAAGAATGGAGTACTACAAAAATATATAGATATTGCGTTTGCTGATTTAGGTGATTATGTGGAATTTGGAAAGAAACAGGTGCCACGATGGACTAAGGATAAAGATGGGGTTGACATACCAATTGTGGACCCTAACACAGGGGAACAAAAGATAAGTGAATATAGTTATGTAGATTTGAAAGATAGTATTAGCGTGGATACAAGTCTCATAAGTGAAGTATCCGAGGGAAAAGATGGGGTTAAGTTTAAATTAGCAGATAAAATGAAAGCTTTAGACTTTTTAACTAAGCATTGTAACTTATTATCTGATGAAGAAAAGATTCAGCTTGATATTGAGAATAAGAAACTTACCAATGATAAGATTAAGGCTGAAATAAATAGAATGTCTAATAAAACTGGTTTAAGTAATGATGGAGAATTAAAAGATATGTTGGAAGGTTTGATAAATGAATTATAAATTTTCACCTAAACAAGTAGATGTATTAAAATCAACATTAAAAGGTAAATTAGGGTTTATTAATATACTTGAGGGATCAGTAAGAAGCGGAAAGACATTCTCTGTTAATTTAGCATGGACATTGTTTGTGATTAATTCTCCATATGATAAATTTTTAATGAGCGGTGAAAGCACAGATTCTTTATATAGAAATGTTATAGGAGATATTATTTTTATATTAGGAGAGGATAGAGCTATATATCAAGAAAGTGCTAGAGGTGGAGCTCAACTTATAATACATTATAATGGCAAAACTAAAATTTGTTATTGTAGAGGGGGTTCAAAGTCAAATGATGAAGGTAAGATAAGAGGTATTACTATTGGCGGATGGTATGCAGATGAAATAACATTACATCATGAATCTTTTGTTAAACAAGCATTGGCTAGAATGAGTTTGGTTGGAGCTAAAGCAATATGGACCACTAATCCAGATTCACCATATCACTATATCAAAACTGAATATATAGAAAAGGCTAATGAAAAGAATTATAGACATTGGCATTTTGAATTAGATGATAATTTAACTCTAAGTGAAGAATATAAGGAAAATATTAAAAATGCTTATGCAGGTCTATTTTACAAAAGGTTTATATTGGGAATGTGGGTTATAAGTGAAGGGGTTATATATGATATGTTTGATAAAAACAAACACATATTTCCAACAATATCAAGAAAATACACTCAGAAGTATGTATCTATTGACTATGGTACTTTAAATCTAACTGCATTTGGGATGTATGGAAAAGATATTACAGGACAATGGTACAAAATAAAGGAATATCATTATAGCGGAAGAGATACAAATATTCAAAAAACAGATAGTGAATATGCTGATGATTTAGAAGAGTTTGTTAATAATGACAAAAGTATAACCATAATAGTAGATCCAAGTGCAGCTTCATTTATTGCAGAACTTAGAAAAAGAGAGTTTAAAGTAAGAAAAGCTAAGAATGATGTATTGGAAGGAATAAGGGAAGTTGGAAGTGCATTAAAAAATGGGCTGATATTGTTTAATGATTGCAACATAGAAACATTTAAGGAATTTGAAACTTATATTTGGGATGAAAAGGCTAGCTTAAAAGGTGAAGATAAACCAATAAAAGAACATGACCATCATTTAGATAATTTACGTTATTTTGTAGCAACTATACTATTTAGAAATAGTGAAGGAAAATACAATGATGAATTATATCAAAAAGGAAAAGGCGTTGTTAAAAACAATGCTAGTGATCCATATGGAAGAAAAGGAGGAACAGTATTTTAATGGAACAACAAGCAAAGAGCATAAGAGATACATTATTAAAGTTGCCTGATAATGAAATAGCTGAAAGAAAAAGAGTTTTTGTTGATTATTATTTTTACAAGGGTAAATCTATAGATTTAGATAAAGCAAAACAAAATCCAGCATTGTATGGTCAGAATTGGTCCTCAGATGACAATGTTGACTATAAACCTACACAGGATATTAGGAATAAGGTTAAACCATTATTAAAGAAACAGGCTAGATGGATGTTTGGTAAAGAACCTACACTTGTTTTCAAAGCCGATGATTTAAAAGATAAAGAGAAATGTGAAGAGTTAAGGAAGTTTATAGAAGATGTATTTGAAAATAATAGCTTCTGGAATAATACTAGAAAAGCTTTCTTAGAAGCTACAATCAAAAAAAGAGTATTATTAAGAGCAGAAGCTAATCCAGGACAACCTATTACAATCAAATATGAAAGTATAGAGAATTTCTTTTATAAAGAGAAGAATGGAAAGCTACTAAAAGCTATATTCTTTGAAGAAGATGAAATGAATGTGTATAGAGAAGAGGATAAAGATAAGATTTATTACTTGCATACTTATTATTATAAAGTAGAAGAGAAAACTAAAGCACTTCAAGCTTGGTATAGAAAAGAAACTTATAAGAATACTGAATTACAAAAGGAATTATTAATAGATCAAGATACAGGATTTTCAACTATTCCATGCTGGCTCATAAGAAATGGCGGGGAATTGAATAATACTTTTGGTGAAAGTGATATAACTGACTTAAGAGATCCGCAAAATCAATACAATAAAAGAAATTCAGATTTTGATGATGCTTTAAGGTTTCAAATGTTTGGTACTGAAACTATAGTAGATGGAAAAGAAGAGGATGTAAATAAATTAAATGTTGCACCAGGAGCATTACATGCTATAAGAACATCTGATGAAGCACTAGCAGAAGGAAAACAAGCTACTATCCAAAGACAAGAATATAATATAGGCAATAGTGAAGCAATAAATTCTTTTTTAGATAGGGCAGATAGCGACATGAAAGAAACTTTAGATATGCCTAAGATAAGTGATTTAAATAACATACCATCAGCAAAGGCTATGATTTATCTTTATAATGACTTAATTGCTAGAATGGAAGAAAAGTTCAATGATTGGGAAAAACCTTTATTATCTTTAATAAATTTTATTGTAGAAGTAGGTTCAGTATGTTATCCAGGTATATTTAATAAAGAATGGATTAATTTAAAATATACTAAGCTTATAAAACAAAATTATCCTATTCCTAATGATTTAGATGAAAAGAAAAAGCTTGCAATGGATGAAGTAGATAGCAATGTTAGAAGTAGAAAATCTTATATTAAAGAATATTCAGATGAAGAGGATGCTGAAAAAGCTTTTGATGAAATATTAGAAGAAACAACCTTATTAAATCAAGCACAAGATACTCTTATTGGTGGAACTAATAGTGATATAGATAATATAGACAATGAATTAAAAACTGATGAAGAATAGTGGTGAATAACTATGAATTCTTATAAAAAGAAAATACTTGAAGCTAGAAAACAAGTACTTAAATTAACAATTGAACAAGAAAAGCAGATAATAGAAATATATAGTAAAGCAGCAAGCAATCTTATTGATGATATTCTTGATATGAAAGATAGTAGAACTAAAACACATAAAATAGATCGTGCTAAGATAATCAACAACTACACTAAAGAACTATATGAAAATCTTAATAATAATATTTTAGAAAATACTTGGGAAAGTTCTTATATACAAAGAAAGGTAATATTAGATTTAGCAGATCAAGTTGCACCAAATAGACATATAAGTGATAGACTAAAGAATAATATTACAAAAATATCTGATAATGCTGTAAGAACGCTTATAGCTGGAGGATATTATGAAGATGGCAAAACACTTAGTAAAAGACTATGGAATATTACAAAAGAAAATGGGAAAAATATTGATACTCTAATAAAAACCAATATTGCTGGTGGTGCAAATGTAAGAACTCTAGCAAATGAGTTAGAGAAGTATGTTAATCCTAAAAAAAGACTTGTAAGTAAGAGTTTTAAAGCAGGAATAAACAGTTATAAAATTTCTTACAATGCACAAAGACTAGCAAGGACAAGTATAACTCATGCAGCTGCAGAAACACAAATTCAAAATGCAAAAAGGAATCCATTTAGTTTAGGATTAAAATGGAATTTGAGTGCTAGCCATAGTTCTAGAATGCATGGTAAACAAGATGAATGCGATGATAGAGAAGGAAAAGTATATAAGCCTAATGATACACCACTTCAACATCCTAATTGCTTATGTTTCTTTACAGAAGAGGTTGATATTGAAAAAGCTATTAAAGAATTGAAAGAATGGAGTAATGGGGCAAGTAATCCTAAAATTGATAAATGGTATGAAGAAGAATACACCCCGAAAGACATAAGTAATAAGTCTACTAAAACAATAGCAAGAGTTGATAATAAAAATGGAAAGATAAAGATTAGTAACATTTACTTATTAAATAAGTAGGTGCTTTTTTATATTTAAAATTAAGTTAAAGAAAAAGTGAGAAGAATTTGAGAAAAACTTGAGAATTTTTACTTAAAATATATGATAAACTAAATATAGTAAGAAATATGATTAAGCGCTTGAAGTAATTCAGGTGCTTTTATTATGTTCAAGATAGGATTTGGGATTAGAGAAGTCCCCACCTATCTTTTTTATTTTATTAAGAAAGGTAGGATGTAAAAATGGAAAACAAATTATTAAACCTTACAAGTGATAAAGAATTAAGAATAACAAGCATGGAATTGGTAGAAATAATAAACAATTTTAGAAAAATAGAAAGTGAAGCTAGTGAAAAGAAATATGTTGAACTAAGACACGATAGCTTTATGACAAAAATTAAAAGTGAACTAGGAACACTGAAAGCACTAGGTTTAGACAACGCCCAAAATATTTTGGAGGTTACCTATGAAGATAAAAAAGGTGAAACTAGACCTTGTTATTCTTTAAATGGTAGTGGCATGAGAATGATGTTGAATTCCGAAAGTACAATAGTAAGATTTAAGACAGAGGAATATATAAATAAACTTGAAAACTCTGTGAAGTTAATTTCAGCACAAAAAGAAATTAAAGAACTAAAAAGTACGCTTGAAGATTTCAAAAGAGCTACAGAAGAGGCGAAGAGACAATTTCATCCTTGCCATAAAAGAAAACTTGATTATAACAAGATGATAAAGAATATAGTTGGAGATAATAGAGAATACGTTGAAGGTGTTAAAGATATGGTCTTTGCTCAATTACATTATGATAAGTGGGAAGATTCATCAACAGAGGATAATGATAAGATTATAAAAGCAATTAATGTATGTTCAAGATTTATTATGCTTAATAAGTTCGAACAATTAAGTTTGTTTTAAGGAAGTGATAATTTTGGATACATTTCAATTAATAATAATCTGTGTAACTATCACACTTTGTATAGCCACTATTGCAGAGATTTTTAAAAAATAAATGGGAGGGGTATTGATGAATGTTAAATGTGAGAATACAAATTGTAACCATGAATTTGAGCCACAAGTGAAAGAACAATATTTAGGTGCTATGATAAGTGAAACTTACTTTGAGTGTCCTAAGTGTGGCGCTAAGTATATTATTTGCTTAGATAATTCAAAAACAAGAAAGCTTAAAAATAATATTGAAAAAATTAAAGCATCACTAAATAGTACTTTACCAAAAAACTTTAGAAATGCACTTAATGTTGCTTTAAAAGATAATATAAATATTCATAAGCAGGTTATGAGTAAATTAATGAAAGGAGAGTATGAATGGAGATACCAAACAAAGTAAATATATTAGGAACTGAATGGAACATCGAAGTCAGAAAAAGAACAGAAGATGAAGGATTAACAAATTGTGATGCTTATTGCGATAATAGCATTAAGCTAATAGTGATTGAAGAATTTCAAGAAAATGCTAATACTCTTAAAAATTTAGATATTTATAGAAAACAATTATTAAGACATGAGATGATTCATGCATTTCTACATGAAAGTGGACTTGCTGAATGTAGTACATGGGCAACGAATGAGGAAATGGTTGATTACTTTGCTAAACAATTTGACAAATTAGCTAAAACATTTAAAGATGTAAAAGCATTAGAGCTATAAGGAGGTGATCCAATATCTCGTTTAAGTCTAACGTTATAGGCTTATTTTTATTTTAGGAAGGAATGAAAAATAATGAATAAGTATATTGGAACTAAATTAATAGAAGCAGAACCGCAGCAAAAATTATACAAAGGTGAATATATTGGTGAGGAATATATGCAAGACGGTTATAAAATAATATATTCTGATGGTTATATCTCATGGTCGCCGAAAGAGGTTTTTGAAAAATCTTATCTTAAAGTTGATGAAAACAAGAATCTTCCTAGTGGTGTTTCTATTGGTCAACAGATGGTTGATGATTTTATTGTTGATTATGATGTATTCACAAAGAAAGATAAAATTACAATAGTTATTGCAATACTTAAAAATGGATTTACTATTGTTGAATCATCTGCATGTGTAGATTCTAAAAATTATGATGAAAAAATAGGTGCTGAAATATGCAAGGAAAGAATAAAAAATCAAGTGTGGAATCATTTGGGATTCTTACTTCAAACAGCATATAAAGGTATTAAGTAAGTCTTAGAAATAAGGCTTATTTTTTCGCCTTTTTTAGCTTAATTGCAGGCGTTAAAGAATAATTGAGCATAATACTCTAACGTGGTTCAGTAGCACGTTAAAAACTGTAATTAGAGATTAAGGAGGGTTTAAAATATGGCAAAATTAAAAGACATTATAGGAGAAGATGCATACAATGCTCTTTCAGAAGATAAAAGAAAAGAACTTGGCAAAAAAGACTTTGAGGATATAAGCGGAGGAAATTTCATTCCAAAGAGTAGATTTGATCAAGTAAATGAACAGGCTAAGGAATATAAAAAGCAAGTTGGTGAAAGAGATACTCAAATTTCTAAGCTTAAAGATGAATATAAAGATGTTGATGGCTTAAAAGAAAAAGTTGAAAAGCTTGAATTAGATAATAAAACTCAAAAAGAAGGCTATGAAAAGCAATTAAATGATATTTCATTTAATAATGCTTTAGAAAAGGCATTAGGAGTATTCAATGTTAAAGATAAAGTGTCAGTTATGGCTCATATCGATAAAAGCAAACTTCATTTAGATGGTGAATCTATTACAGGATTAAAAGACCAAATAGAGCCACTTAAAACAAGCCACGATTTTTTATTTGAAAAAGAAATCAAAGGTACAAGTTCATTTGGTACTGGTGGAGATGCTGGAAGTGGTGGACAAGGAGAAAAGAAAAATACTATGGAAATTGGAGAAAGATTAGCAAAAGAAAAAGCAGAGCAAATGAAAGGAACAGAAACATTAAATAATTTTTTTAAATAGGAGGTAGAAAAATATGAGACAAAGTGGATATTCAATATCAGTAGGACAAAAAGACATTAGAGCAATAGCAGGAGATCATTATATAAATATTAATAAGAAAGTAGCTAAAGAAGATGTAGCTTCTAAATTGGTAGATGATATATTACCAGCAGGAACATTAGTTGATAAAGATGGTAAACCATCAAATGGAACTAATACATGGGGACTTACTTTTACTGATGTAGATTTTAAAAATTCAAAAGGAACAGAAATTTTACCAGTAACAATACATGGATTTATTAATAGTAAAGCTATTGAAGATAAACCAACAGCTGAAGCTATAGCTGCATTAAAACAAATAACATTTATGTAAGGAGGAATACTTAATGAAAATAAGTGAATTTATAAATTCAAAACAAATAGCACTTTATATTAACAATTTACCACCACAAACTAATATTGATGAGGCTTTATTTCCATCAGACAAGCAATTGAGTATGGAACTTGAACTTGCCAAAGGTGCTAGACAAAGACCAGTTGCTTTAAAAATGTCTACATTTGATGTAGCTGCAAAAGTTAGAGCTTTAAAAGCTAATGTAAATGTAGAAAAGAAGGAGATGCCTTTCTTTAAAGAAGCAGTAGGGATTAAAGAAAAAGATAGAAGAAAGTTAATTGAAGCTAAAAATTCAAACAATCAAAATCTTATAGATTTCATGCTTAAGCAAGTATTTGATAATTATGCTAATTTAGTTGGCGGTGCTGATGTACAAGCCACTAGGATGAGAGCACAAGTAATTCAAAAAGGTGAAATAAATATTGTAACAGATGATGGAGATATAGTAGTAGATTATGGAATACCATTAGAACATAAAGAAGTATTATCAGGTAGTGCAAAATGGAGTGATCCAAGCGCTGATATAGTAGGAGATATAAAAAGATGGCAAAAGAAATTTACTGATTCTGGATCTGAAAAACCTACAAGAATGTTATTAACTGAAAAAACTTTTAGTTATATAACTATTAATGAAGCAATAACTAAAGATTTAAAATCTAGAACATTAGGAGAAGTAATAATAACAGATGAGGACTATATTTCATTCTTAAAGAAAAAGTTAAGTTTAGAAATAGCCTTTTTAAATGGTGTATATGTAGATGAACAAGAGAAAAAACAAAATTATTATGAAGATAATCTAGTTACGTTAATACCTAAAGGCACGCTAGGAAAAACAATTTATTCAATAACACCTGAAGAATATGATAAAATTTATGGAAGTCAAACAATAGATACAGAAGTAATTAAAACTGGTATAGCAATTACAACTATGGTTAAGGAAGATCCGGTTGCAGTAGATACTAAGGTATCTCAAATTGTGTTACCATCATTTGATAATGCAGAAGAATGTTTCTTTGCAACAGTAGGTTAAGAGTGTGGTTACTATGAACCATGCTCTTTTATTATATTAAAATGAAGGGATGATAGATATGGCAAAATCAAAACAATGTGTATGCAAAGCTACAGCTTTAGTATGCATTAAATATGATAAAACATCATACAAACCAGGAGAAGAATTTTTAATCAGAGAAGATGATGTAAATGAATTAAAAGAAAAAGGATATGCATCAGTAGAAATTTTAGAAAATGATGATAAAAAAGGAGAAGGACAGGAAGGTGAATAAGAATGGAACTTACACCTTTAGAAATATTAAAAATTAATCTTAATGAAAATCAATATCCTGTATTTTCTAATGAAGAACTTCAAAATTTATTATTAGTTAATGATAATAATATTCTTAAAGCTAGTTGGCGTGGTTGTTTAATGAAAGCTAATACAGATAAAAAGATTAAAGTAGGGCCTATAGAAATAGAAAATGCTGATCCTGACTATTGGAATAATCTTGCATCTATATATCAAGCTGATTATTTAGCTGAAAAGGCTATATTGAATCCTAATATAACAACAGGATATAAAACATCTATGAGAAGGGCAGATGGCTGTTAATGGCTAGATTAAAAGCTAAAAAGATTATAGATGCAATCAATAAGGGAATATCAGTAAATCCAACTACATTTACAGTAGAACATATTGAAAAAGTATTAGTTGATGGAGCTTTTGAAAACAATAAAAGCACAATAACATACTTAGGAATTGTATATTTAGAAGATAGCTCAACTCAAATAAATATAGATAGTAAAACAGCAGGTACTTCATATTCTACTAATAGATACAAAATGCTCCTGAACAATGAAAATAATATTAAAGTAAATCCTAAAAATTTAATTACATTTGAAAACAAAGAAGGTTGTTTCGAAATACAAGCAGCATATCCAATAGTAATAGAAGATACAATTTGCGGTTATATGTGTGATTTGAAACGAGTAGATTAGGTGGTGTTAATATGGGGTTTGAAGTATTTGACTTTATAAATAGAAAGATGTCAGGAATGTCATTATTACTAACTGGTGTTATTTCTCCAATACTAATTTCACAAGCTAAATCTAAAACATACTGGAAAGATAGAAGTGGTAATGCAAGGCAACTTATAAATGGTGGAAGTGAAGGTGGAGATGGAAGCTATGAATTATATCTAGCACATGGAACAGAATATGGAGAGTTTCTTGAAGAAGGTACAGGTATTTATGGACCAACTAAAAGAGCTATAGTCCCAGTATCTAAGAAAGTACTAAGTTGGCTTGATGAGAATGGAAAAAGACATTTTGCAAAGAGTGTAAAAGGAATAAAAGCTAGACCAGTTCTTAAAGATACACTTAATGAAAACAAATCATTAATAATAAATACAATTGAAAAATATTGGAGTGATTAAGTATGCGGTATGGAATAAGAGAAAGACTATTACAAAGTATTCCAGAATTAAAAGGGTGCTATGAACCTAATATTCCAGAAAAACAGACGATTAAACCATATGCAATTATTCTACAAAATGATGATACTAAAAATAATCAAGCGGTGGGATTTAAAAGAACTATTGAGATTTATATTTACAATGAGAGAACATCTTTTAATTATGTAGATGCATTAATGGGGAAAGTAATTAAAACATTAAATATGCAGACTATTGAGGACACTAAAACAGGAGAAATATTTACATGCATATTTAATGGAATAATCGGTCAAGATGGTGTTGATGAAGATTGGGACGTAATATATAGAGGATTACAGTTTACTGTTATATCCTTACATGAAGAAAATGAAGTTAATACAGATAAGTGGTTAGATGCTCTGAGTGATTATACCAAAGACATTATTAAATTACCTATTTATCTTAATAATTGGAAACAAAACTTTGAAGTACCATCAATTCTATGGAGAGTACAAAATCAGGAAAAAGAAAGAGAATCAAATGCTCTTATAAAAGAAAGTAAAACTCTTGTATGTCATATAACCAGTAATAATAAAAATGAGATTAATGAGTTATTAGAAAATATAGAAGATAGTTTGATTTCCGATTTGAAGATACCATTTGATTTAGCAGACAGGCGTTATCTTACTATAGAAAGTATAGAAGAAGATAGAGAAGCTGATATGTTCACTAAAGGGCAATTAACAGTAAAGGTATATAAGAGAAAAATGGTTAAAAGAAAAGAAGTTCCTAAAATAAATAAAATTTATGGATCAGGAACATTAAAGGAGTGATGAATTTGGCTAAAGAGAAAGAAAATGTAGTTGATACACCTAATGAACCAACTTATCCAATTCAAACATTTATAGATAATGCAGAAGCACTTGGCTATAACAAGATTATAGTTACAGGTGCTTTATTTAATTACAAAGAAACAGAATTATCTAAAACTAAATTTATAAAGATAGTTAAAGAATTTTTAGGAAAGAAGGTTGAGTAAATGGCAAAAGGTACATGGAGTGAAAAAGATAAACCAAAGATTCCAGGATTCTATAACAGGATGCAGATAGTAGCAGAAGAATCAGCAAACAATATTCAAGGAGTTCTAGCTATGCCAGTAAAAAGTGATTGGGGTCCAGTAAATAAAGTAGTTTCTGTTTCTCAAGAAAGACACTTAAAAAATGCTTTTGGTAACAATGTAGATTTTACAGCATATAAGCTAGGAAAATTAGCATTGCTAGGAAAACCAAAAGAGTTGTTACTTTATAGACTTGTTGATAGTGCTGCTAAACCAAGAGAGTTAATTCTTAAAAATACTGAAAGTTCTCCAACTAATGTAATTAAGTTGCAAACAATATATCCAAGCTCAAGATCATTTAATGTAACAATAAGAACAAACATAATTAATGATTCTGCTAAAGATATTATTTTATATGAAAATACTACTCAATTAGTTGAAGTTAGTGATCTAACTGGAAGTATTGATGAAATAGTAGATAAAATAAACAAATCTGCTCTAAGCGATTATATTGTTGCTTCAAAAGTTGAAAATGCAACAGGAACATTAGCGGATATGGTAAATGATAAATTTACAGGTGGTAATGATGGTGCATCTAATATAACTAATACTGAATATTTAAAAGCAATGAAAGCATTTGAAAGTCATGGAATAGATGGGTTTACATTAGATGGTGTTACAGATGTAGGATTACACACAAGTGTTAAAACATGGATCAATGAATGCAAAAAAGAAGGACTTGATATATTAGCATTTTTAGCAAGTAATTCAGAAAGTTTAAGTCAGGCTAATTCAAAATCAAAAGAGTACAATGATTACTTAATGCACAATGTTTACTTAAAATCAACTACTTATGATGGAATTACTTACACAGCAGCAGAAGTAGCTGTATATGTTGCTGCTTTAGCACTAGGAAAGAATTTAAAAGAATCTGTCTGTAATGAAACTACCATATTTGATAGTGTAGAACCTCGTTTATCAAGAACTGAAATAGAAAGTGCATTAGAATCTGGAACTATAGTATTTGATGTAATAGATAATGAAGTAGTTATTGTAGATGATGTAAATACTTATAAAAACTATAAGAATGAAAAAGAGGAAGCATTAGGTAATATTAGAGCAATTAGATTTATCAATACAGTAAACAAGCAAACAGCAGGTGCTGGAAAGGACTATATAGGTAAAATCTCAAATGATGAAACAGGACATACAGTAACACTGTGTGGGTTAAAAACATTCTTTGAAACATATCAAAAGTTAGGTATTATAGCTAAATTTAATATAGAAACAGATGAAGAACTACAAAAGAACGCTCAATCAGATGAATTTTTCTGGAAATGGGATGCTGAATATATAAATGTCATAAAGAAGATTTTCAGTACAGGTAATTTAAAATAGAGAGGATGTGTTTTAATGTCTACAAAAAAAGAACTTGATTCAAGTAGAATTTGTTCAGGTACTTATGGAAGAGTTTTTAAAGATGGAAAGGAATATCCACAAGTATCTGAATGTACTGCTGATGTAGAAAGAGATATGAAAGAGACTCCAACTGTAGGTTCTGAATGGATAGGATATAAAGGTGGACTTAAAAAAGGTTCAGGAACACTTAAAGGTTGGAAGGTTACATCAGAAATGACTCAACAAGGATTTAATAGGTTTGAGTTATTAACTGAATTAGATGATCCTGAAGCTTATGGAGCTGAAAGAATAAGATTAAAGAATTGTCAATTTACAAAGATAAATTTAGTAAACTTTAAACCAGGTGAAGTAATTGAAGAAGAAATGCCTTTTGTATTTAGTGGGTTTGATTTACTTGATCCAATAACTGCTGATTAATATTAGCAGTTATTTTATTAGAATTTTAAAAGATGAAAGTGAGGAATTATTAATTATGAATACAGAAAATAATGTTTTAGAAATGCAAGAAGAGGATATAATTAAAAAATTATTAGGAGAAGTTGAGGTTCCTAAGGCTGTAGTAGTTATTGAAAGAATAGGAATACCAGTGGAGTTAAAAGGTCTTAATACTGTAGAAATTAAAAAAATAAGAGAAAAATGTACTTCAAAAAGAAAGATAAAAGGTGTTGCAGAAGAAAAGTTAAATGGAGAAGAATATGATGCTGCATTAATTATAGGTGCTACTACTAATTTTGATTGGAATAATCCTAAGTTATTAGAAAAGTATAGTTTGAGTGATGGAAAGCAATTTATATTAAGAAAATTATTAGCTGGAGAAAGGACAAATTTAGTTAATAAAGTATTAGATCTTAGTGGATATAATGATGAACTAAGTGATGCAGAAGACATAAAAAACTTATCAGGCGAGGAGGAATAATAACTCGCCTTTACAATATTTTCACTATGCATCATATAATGCCACATGTTTTTTATGGAATACCTAATAATAAAATTTCACAAAAATTAATGATGGTATTTAGTGACTATGAAGTACAAAAACAGAATAAAGAAATTGAAAAATCAAAGAGGGGGAACTAAATAAAAATAGTTCCCCCTTTATTTTTTTATTCTTAAGGAGGTGAAAGCTTGGCCAAAAAGGAAGTTTACAGATTAGGAATAAATATAAAAGTTGATGGAGACAAACAGTCTAAAAAAGTCTTAACAGAAGTAGAAAAAAACACTGAAAAAGTTAAGAAAAAAGTTAGAGATTTAGACAAGCTAACAGCTAGTCCTAGTGCAAAACTTAAAGATACAGCATCAACAGCAATAGATAAAATAAAATCTAAAACAGAAAAGCTAAATAATAAAACAGCTACAGCAAAGCTTAAAGCAAAAGATGAAGCAAGTAAAACTATCAATAAAGTTCAAAATAAATTGAATAGTTGGATTAAAACAGGTGCTAAGAAGGTAATATCTATAGGATTAGCAGGAGCTGTGGCATTAGGTGGCTTGGGAATAGGTTCAGCCATTAAAACATTTAGTGATTTTGAATATGGAATGAAAACTGTACAGGCAACAAGCCAAGCAAGTAATAATGAATTGCTTAAATTAACTGATACAGCTAAAAATTTAGGAGCAACAACTTCTTTTAGTGCTGTTGAGGTAAGTCAAGGTATGAATTATCTTGCAATGGCAGGGTATAAAACAGAAGATATAATTTCAGCTATGCCAGGATTGTTAGATGCTGCAGCAGCAAGTGGAGAAGATTTAGCAGGCACAAGTGATATTATTTCAGATGCAATTACAGCATTTGGAATGAAAGCAAGCGATACTACACATTTAGCTGATGTTATGGCTCAGGCAAGTGCAAGTGCTAATACTAGCATAGGATTATTAGGAGAATCTTTTAAGTATGTTGGAGCAACTGCTGGAGCTATGGGATATAGTATAGAAGATGCCAGCCTTGCACTAGGATTAATGGCTAATGCAGGTGTTAAAGGTTCAATGGGAGGTACAGCTCTTAAAAATGCTATAGTAAATATGGCTAGCCCTACAGATACAATGTTAACTGTTATGAAAAAATATAATTTATCTTTAACAGATAGTAGTGGAAAAATGAAATCATTAAAAAGTGTCATGGATATGCTTAGAGAAAAAATGAAAGGAGTAGATAAAGCTACTCAAGCATCAGCAGCAAGTCAATTGTTTGGTAAAGAAGCAATGTCAGGAATGTTAAGTATTATAAATGCAAGTGAGACTGATTATAATAATTTGGCTAATGCCATTTATAATGCTGATGGAGCAGCTAAGCAAATGGCTAATACAAAACTTGATTCTTTAAGTGGACAATGGACAATACTAAAAAGTGCTGTAGAAGGAATGAAAATTACATTAGGAGAAAGACTTGCACCTTATGCTAAACAATTTGTAACATGGTTTACTGCTAAAATACCTAATATTACAGATTCAGTTGTAAAATTTGTAGATACTATAAGTAACAATATAGGAACTATTAAAGCTGTTGGAGGTGCTGTCTTAGGATTAACAGGAGCATTTGTTGGAATGTCTGCAATTAATAAAATAGGAACTACAGTAGGAACATTTGGAAAATTATTAGGTGGATTTAAAACAACCGCAACCGCAGATGCACTTGTGAAAACTACTGGTGCAATGCAAGGCTTAGGACTAGCATCTAAAATAATACCAGCCTTATTATCTCCAACTGGATTAGCTATAGCTGGAATAGGAATTGCTGGATTAGTAGCAGCTAAACAATTAAGTAAAGAAGTTGTTCCAGCTGTGGATTTATTTGCAGATAAAATAGATTATTTAAAAGATTCTACAAATGTTTCAGGAATGAATGGAATGAGCCAAGAAATTACAAAAATATCTGATGCTACAAAAGAAGCTGTAGGTGCTTATATGGAAATGGACAATAGTGTACAAAGAACATTATTAAATATGAAATTCACATCTAAGACAGTATCAACAGATTTGGCGAATGATTTAAAAACTAAGTTTTCAACTATGGGTAGTACTATTACAAAAGAATTGGATAAGGATTTAAATAATAGTTTAAGTAAAATACAAATAATGTTTAATAATAATACTAAATTAACATCAGAAGAACAAGATAATATTATGACACAAATAGAAAATCATTATAGTAAACAAAAAACAACTACTCAAAATGCTATGAATGAAATAAATAGGATATTGAGTGAAGCAAGTTTACAAAATAGAACAACAACTGAGGAAGAAAATAGTACAATATCTCAACTTCAAGCTTCAATGAGAACTACAGCAATAACTTCTCTTTCTGAAACTGAAAAAGAAAGTGCAATTATTTTAGGAAGAATAAAAGACCAAACAGGAAGAATAACTGCTGAAACTGCTGCTGATATAGTTCAAAAGTTAAATGAACAAAGACAACAAACTGTAGATGCAGCTAATGCTGAATATGCTGCAAGAGTTAATATAGCAGAGCAGATAAGAGCAGAAGGTGGTCAAAAAGCAGAAGAAACAGCAAATAAAATGATTGATGAAGCAGCAAGACAACGTGATGAAACTATAGCTGCCGCAGATGCAACTAGAAGTCAAGGGATTGATATGTTAAAACAGGCTTATGGAGATTTAGAAACAAGTGTAGATATTAACACAGGTCAAATTTTAACTTTTTGGGGAAGGTTAAAGCAATGGTGGGATAATACTACATTTGGAACAAAGTTTGCTGAAATACAAACTAATGGTGTTGTTGGAATGGTAGGACAAAACCCAAATAACTCAAGTAGTAAAATTACAAAACCAGCAAGTGAAATAGAAACTGATTTAGTCGGTGCTCCTAATAGTTTATCAAGAGAAACTATTAGATGGGGAAAGCAAAATTATACTGGAACGAATAATGCAATGTCAGGTATTAACTCAGTAGGCGAGCGTGGCATGGAGCTAGTATTAGGAAGAAGTTTATATGACTTTAAAGGTGGAGAAAAAGTGCTTAATAATGGAGAAACTAAATCATTTTTAAGCAATTTAGGTCAAGCACCTATTTATAATCCACAAGTCCAAACTATTGGTGCTGGTGGAAATAATATTCAAGTTGATGTTCAAGTAAATAATAATGATACAGATGTTAATGGAATAGTTTGTGAGGTAACAAATGAAGTGGGAAGAAAGCTTAAAGAAGTCCTTACAAATATTAAAAAATAATGAAGCATATGTTATAATTTAGAATGAGGGGTGATAATAAATGAAAAAACATAAACTATTGATTTTTAGTTTAATATCTATATTAGGATTTTCTTTAGTAGGGTGTACAAATAATAATAAGGTAAATAAAAACACAGAAAAAGAAATCCATAGCATAATTGAAGTTGATAATACCAAAACAGATAATATAAAAAAAGAAGAAAATAATAAAGGCTATAAACTTAATGAAGTTGGAAAAAGCGGAAACTATCAATTAAAAACTTTAGGATATAACGAAGTAATAAAAATAAAAGGAACTAGTAAAAGTTTTATAACAGATAATAAATATGTTGTAGTAGATATAGAGATTGCTGCTAATGATGCTACTTTGGAATCAGGATATAGTGCAGATGATTTTTTATTAGTTGATAATAATAAAAAAACTTATAGTGCAGAAAGTACTATAACAAACCATTTAAATGTGAAGAACGAACATGATGATGATAGTTATATAGGAATATATAAACCGTTAAATCCAAATGTATTCAAAAAAACTCAGATAGTATTTGAAGTACCTAAAGATACCGAGCCTGAACTTATAAAGAATAAAAATTCTGGATCAAAAAGTTATGTTCAATTTAATTTAAAATAATGATAAGAAAATGAGAAAAAATTGATAAAATACAAGTTTAAAATATAGTATAATAATTATAGAAATATTTTTAAAGCACTTACATTAGTTGTAGGTGCTTTTTTATATGCAAAAAGGAGGATTTTACATGGATATATATTTAATAGATGAAGCTAAAAATTATAAATTTCATTTTCCTGTTAATCCTTTAAATTCTTTATCTTTATCAAAAGAAAAACGATATATCAGCTGTGATATATTAGATTTTGGTGAAGTTGATATAGCTCAAAAAGGAGAAAAAATAAGAGAAATAAGTTTTAATTCTTTATTTCCAAAAGAGTATGATGAATCTTATTGCAGAGGAATGTATTTAGATACACCTTTGAACAGTAAAAAGTTAATAGAAGACTGGCAAGATATAGAACAACCATTAAGGTTAATAATTACTGATATAGATGTAAATGAACTAGTATCTATAAGTAAATTCACTTATGAATTTGTTGCTGGAGAATTAGAAGATATTTATTTTAGTATAACTTTTAGAACTAATAGGGAAATAAAGATAGAAACTATAAATAGTACTAGCACAAGTAGTTATAGTGGTGGCTTACAAGATAATAGACCTTCACAAGAATCAAAATTTAAAGACGGTGATAAAGTTAAAGTTACTGCAAGTGCATTAAACGTTAGAAGTGGTCCAGGAACTGAAAATGATATTATTGGTACATTATACAAAGGACAAATAGTAACGGCTTATAGAGTTGAAGGACAATGGCTACATACTTATTACGGTGACCATGGTGGTTATGTTCATATGGATTATATAGTAAAAGTTTAAAAAGTAGGTGATATTTATAGAATTAGTTTTAAAAAATAAATATAAAATACAATTACTTTCTGAAGAAGCTACTTTAAAAGAAAGTATAGATAGTATTGCATATACTTTAAATTTATCTTTAATAGAAACTGATGAATTAAAAAACATAGGACTAGTTAAAGGTGATAGTATTCAACTTTATGACTATATGTTTAATAGTAATGAATATAAAAAAATATTTGATGGTACTGTTAGAGATATAAATAGTTCAAAGAAAAATAAAAAGCTATCTATTGTTTGTAGAGAAAGAACTATAACAATAGAAGAAAGCGAAGATGAATATTTATGGAAAGATGGTCAAACAGTCACTCAAAGAACTAAAATAATATGCAAAGATTGGAGTATACCAGTAGGAAATTTTGCAGAGATAAATATAGGTTTATCAAAGGACATGAGAAAAGAATCTCTATTTGGTATGTTGAAAAAAGATTTAAAAGAAACAGCTCAAAAGGGTGGGAGTCTTTATAAATTTAGAATGTCAGAAAGTTTAGATTTAGTTGAGCTAGGAAGTAATAGTGTAGTTTATAAATTAGATAATATTGTAGATGATATACAAAACAAAAGCACTCTTTCAGGAGCCATTACACAAGTAAAAGTTTTAGGTAAAGAAGAAACAAAGAAAAGCACTGAGAAAAATAAGACTTCTAGCAGCAGTGAAGAAAAAGAATTAATATTATCTCCTATAATTGGTGTATTTAAAAAAGATACAGAGAGATATGGAACTATACAAAAGTTATTTCAAGATGAAAAAATTGACGATTATTCCAAAGCTAAAAGTAAAGCTGATGCATTATTTAGTAATGGTGAAGATAGTAAGTCTGTACCCTGTATTAAAGACATAAATACTATACGAGCAGGTGATAAAGTAAGCTTGTATAATGATTCTTACTATGTTACAGATATAACTCACGAATTGGGTACAGGTGGAAAGATGAATATGACAGTAATGGATTGGGAAGGAGTGAAGAGTAAGTTTTATGGAGAATAATATTTTTGAAGATATAAAAAGAATAATGGATACTAATTCTAAGAGTGAAATAAATAAAGCTATGTTTTCGAATAGTTTAGTCTTAGGCACAATAACTACTACAGGACTTAAATTAGACGACTTTAAACATGAAATATCTGATTATTTAGTATTAGATTATTTAAAATCAAATGATAATTACAGTACTGAAGATACAAGTTGTACATCATTACATTCACATGAATTTAAAACACCTGAAAACTTAAAATCAATAAAATCTGGTGATAGAGTATTAGTGGCTAGAATAGGAAATGAATGTGTAATAGTAGGGAGAGTGAGTACTAATGCCTAATCTATTTCCAACAGCTAACGAAGAAACAATAAACTTAGAAGAAGACACACAACAAAAATTTAAAGGGTCTTATGCTATAAACTTTGAAACAGGGGAGTTCATTAAAAACTCTGATGGAACTATTAAAATATTAGATGAATTTGAAGCATATGTACAGTGGTGCGAAAAGGCAATGCTTACAGCACGATATAAATATGGGGCTTATTCAGATAGGTATGGAAAAGACATTATAGGCTCAGATATTACAGATAAAAAGTTTGTAGAGTTAGAACTTAAAAGAATCACACAAGAGGCGTTAATGGTACATCCATTAACCAAAAGTGTTGATTCTTTTTCTTTTGAGTGGAAAGGTAGTGACGTTTATTATAGCTTTGAAGTTACTACTACTAAAAACAGAAACAAAGTGCTTAAAAGTAATAAGAAAGTGTGGTGATAAAAATGGAAATGCCTGATTTTTTAACAGAAGATGTTGAAAAAATTCATAGGAGAATGATGGAGAAAGCACCTCCGGGAGTATCTGCAATAGAAGGAGAGATATTTTGGGATGCAACAAGACCATCTGCTTTTGAAAAAGAAAGAACAGAAAAAATTCAGATGCAAAATATTCTTAAAATGGCTCATTCACAAACAGCAACAGGAAAATATTTAGAATTTTTAGGAGAATGTCAAGGGATATTTAAGAACAATCCAACAGTTTCAACAGGTTATGTTGAGATTACAGCTAATAAAGGAACTATAATCCCTTTGAATTATTTAGTGGGTACAAAATCAACAGATATAGAAGAATCCATTAGCTTTGAAACATTAGAATCTAAAACAATAGATGAAAGTGGAAAAGCACTTATAAAATGTAAATGTACTAAAACTGGAATAATAGGAAATGTAGAAGCAAATACAATTACTTTAGTGTATAAACCTATAAATGGACTACAGAGCATAACAAATCCTAAAAAATTCACTGGTGGTACCGAGATAGAAGATGAAAAGCATTATAGACAAAGAATTATAGAAGCTGAACAAGAGGATAAGTTAAGTGGTGCTGATACTGACTATATTAGATGGGCCAAGGAAGTTGATGGAGTTGGTTATGCTGATTGTATAGAACTTTGGAATGGGCCACAAACAGTAAAAGTATTAATTCTTGATTCTAATAATGAACCAGCTAATGATGAATTAATTACTAAGGTAAAAGATTATATTTACCCAGATAAAAAATCAGGTGAAAGTCGTGGAGGAAAAGCACCAGCAGGAGCACTAGTTACTATTGCAACAGCAACAACATTAAAAATAAATGTTAGTGCTAAATTTATATTTACAGATGGATTTAATCAAGAAACTATATTAACAGCTTTAAAAACAAAAATAAGTGAGTATTTAAAGAAAATAAAAATAAATGGAGTTGTTAAATATAAAGCAATTGATACTATTATAGGTTCTTATGTATTACAAGATGAAGGAATAGACGATTATGCTAATTTAACAATAAATAAGTCTACTATCAATATACAATTAGTTGATCAAATTGCAGCTATAGGAGATGTGATAAATGCAAGTAATTAATTCTAAAAAGGGATTACAAATGTATAATTCAGTTTCTCCTATATACGATAAAAATATAATTATGCAAGCGATTTTTGAAGCGATAGGAAGTGAAGCTGATTTAACAGAAAAACAGTTAGATGATATAATGCTACAACTTTATCCACAAACTGCTACTTGGGGACTTGTATTTTGGGAAGAAAGATATAAATTACAAACAAATTTAGATGAGCCTATAGAAATTAGACGAGCTAAAGTAATTAGTAGAATCCAAACTAAAAATAAAATAGTAAATCCTAAGAGAATTGAGCTCACTATAAAAAACTTTATTAAAGCACAAGTGGAGGTTTTAGACAGTATTGCTCCGTATGTGCTTGGTATAAATATATTAAGTGAAAATGGATTTCCTAATAAATTAAACCCTGTGTATAAGGAAGTTAAAAGAATTAAGCCTTCACATATGGGAGTTAAATATAATTTAATATCTAGAACTAAGAGCAATTTATATATAGGTGCTGCATGCATTACTGGACATAAAGTTACAGTTTATCCATGGAGAACTAAAAAGCTAAGTAGCAAAGGTAAGATAAGTATTGCTGGTCCAATAATAATAAGTGCTCGGCATATTACTGTTTATCCTAAGAAAGAAAAGGAGTGATGAACTTGGATATATATACATTGGTTACTAACATAGGAAAAGCTAAAATAGCAAATGCAACTGTAACTGGTTCAAAAGTTGACTTTTTAAAATTAAAAGTTGGCGATGGAAATGGATCATATTACGAACCAAGTGAAAGTCAGACAGATTTAGTACATACTGTTTGGGAAGGAAATGTTAATAATGTACTTACAGGTGGAGAAAATAATCCGAATTGGATTATTGTACAAACTGTAATTCCACCAGGAGAAGGAGGTTTTTACGTCCGTGAAGCTGGTATATTTGATAATGATGATAATTTACTTGCGATAAGTAAATATCCTGAATCATATAAGCCTTCAATGGAAGATGGGAGCACAGATGATTTGACCATAGAACTTATTTTTGAAGTTAGCAATGCATCAATTATAAACTTAAAAATAGACCCACTTGTAACAACAGCAAGCATGAAAGATTTAAATAATTTAGAAGCTAAAATAAATACACAATTGAAAGATATTGCGAAGAAAACTGATAAGTTTACAGAGGATTCTAATGGTAAGCTTTTATATAACAATAATAAGGTTGGAGCTACAAAAGCAAAGGAACTAGAACTAGAAACTATACCTGGAATGAATGCTAAGGATGTACAGGCTGGAATAGCAGAGGTTTTTCAAGGTGCCAACAATTTCATCTCATATAAACAAGGTATAGCAGGAGTTGTTGGCAGTCCTGTAACAGGTACACAAAATAAAAATGAAACTGTAAATAGTATACAAGGAATTAAAAATAATGCTGCATCTGCACTAAAAGCTAAAAATATTGATGCTAGTGGAAACGAAGCTTTGGCTAGTTTAGTTTCTAAAATAGCTAATATAAGTATTCAAGGTATGGGTGGAAAAAAATTTTTGGGAGGAGTTATAAATCATACTAATGGTACTAGAGATGAAATATTTCTAAATTTTAATGCTGGAGCAATAACAATAGATCAACCTAATTCATCATATTCACAATATCCATATGTATGTGTAACAAAAGTAGGAGGGAGCTTTTATCCTTTTCAATCTTCAAATTCTGTAAGTGGAATATATTATGATTCTACAAAAAAGATTTTATCAATATCAAGCAGTGTAAGTACAGGGAATTTCCCATTTAATGCGTGGGGAGAGTAGGAGGAATAGAAAAATGAAAGCTTTAGTAATATATAATTCTTTGGGAAAAATTATTTTTTCTACGTCTGGAACTAGTATAGAAAATAATTATAATTGTTTAGTTGCAGATATAGAGAACGGTAAAGAATTAGTTTCTGTAGATACAGAAAACAATAAGGTAATTACAAAAGATAAAGATACAAGAATAGAGGACATTAAAACATATTTAGATAATACAGATCAAACTACTGTTGCTAATGTAGAAAAAACTATTTTAGAAACAGAAAAAAATAAAGTTGTAGAAAATGGAGGAATGTAAAATGACAAAAATGCAAGAATTATTAGGAAGAATTTTAAAGAACAGGATTAATGCAGAGTTGAAAAATGAAACTAAAGAATTTAAGAGTATTCAAGAAACTATGGATATTTTCCTTGCAGGAAATAAGATTACTACAGAGCAGTATTCAGAATTTACAGTATTAATTACGCCTGTAATTTAGTTCGCAATAGGAATATAGGATGTAAAAGTAATAATTTAATAAATTAGGCAATAATATGACTGTAAAAGGTCTTTTTTTATTGTTCTAAAAAGGATTTAATGTTAATATGTAGAATTTAATATTATAAAATAAAAAGAAGGTGATATATATGACAGGTTCAACTAGAGGAATAGAATCAGGTGGAACATGGGGCTTTGATTCAGGAAACTCTTGGGGCTAAAAATTAAAGGCAGTTTTAAACTGTCTTTTTTTATTGCTTAAAAATAATAACTTAAAATTAACTATATGATAAAAGTAAAAATTTACTAAATTTCTTAGATATAAAGGAATTTGTATTACGATTATTGTTGGATTTTACCAATTATAGAGATAAAATTATGTATGAACGCGTTCAATAATGGAAATAAGGGAGAAATAATATATAATGAAAAATTTTTATAAAAGAATAATTATTATGTTCGTAATGGTATTAGGGATTATGGGCGGATATACTATAAATGCTTTTGCAGATGATAGTTTTGAGATAGGAACTAGCAATTTAAATAACACCGTAGAAAATAGTGCTAAAGTTGGAGATAAGCTTATACATCCTGAAAAGACATGGAGAAGATATGATGATACTTTTACTAATATAAAATATAGTTCTAATATAAAAGCTTCAGAAGAAAGTGGAAATTACATGAGCACATATCATGGTGTCTATAAAACAAAATTAGGAGAAACAATAAAGTTTAATTTTACTGGTGACAAAATTAGATTGATTGGTTTAATATCATCCAATTATACTCATAAAATTAAAATAGAAATAGATGGACAGGAAGATTATTTCGATGCAAATTTAAATTCAACTAAATATAATGATACTTTCTCAGCTGTTATGTATTCCAAAGAAAATCTATCTGAGGGAGTCCACTGTGTTGTAATAACGCATATAGAGTATATAGAAAATCTATTAACATATGATTTTAGACTTGATGCTATAGATATTGATGAAAACGAAGAATTATTATCTTATAATGAATCAATATCATTAGATAAATCATCATTAAGTCTAAAAGAAGGCGATTCAAAAAAAATAACACCACCAACTACTTCATCAGCTGTTGATATAGAATGGTCATCATCAGATGAAACAGTTGCGACAGTAGATTCTAATGGAAATGTTAAAGCTATAAAAGAAGGACAAGCAAAAATAACAGTACAAATTAAAGGAACAGATATAAAAGCTGATTGTATAGTTACAGTTACAAAAGAAGATACTGAACCTAAACCAACAGATCCAGAACAAGAGTATATAATTAACACTGCTTATGCCAAAGGTGATAATACTAATAATGCTAGTGGTCAAGTCTCTATAATATTTAAGGGAGTTGCAGAAGCACAATTAAAAGTTGTAAAAACAGCAGATGTAGATTCTGTGTATGTAGGAGATAATTTTACGTATACAATAGAAGTTACTAACACAAGTGATAAAACAGCTAAAGAAGTAGTAATCAATGATAGTGCACCCAATCATATTCAATTTATAACTAGTGAAGTAATAACAACTCAAGGGACAATTGCTTCAAATTCAACATCTAAAAATATTATAGTTAATGTTGGAGATATTCCCCCATCAGGAAAAGTTATAATAAAAATACCAGTTATTGTAGTGGAATAAAATTATAGATAAAATTTATAAAAGGCACTTACTTAAATGTAGGTGTCTTTTCTTATATACAAAATTAAGGAAGGTGTTATATGAATGAAGTAGATACAATTCAAGAAATTAAAGAAAGATTAGTTAGAATAGAGATTTTACTAGAAAAGAATACAGAAAATTGGGGAGAAAAAATTAATGTAGCTAATCTCAGAATAAGAGATTTAGAAGATACTATTAAATGGATAAGCCGTACTGCTATAGGTGGTTTGCTTACAGGCTTATTAGGGATATTATTTAGTTTAATAAAATTTGGAGGTATGTAAAATGGATTTAACAAATTTAATGCAATTTATACCAGGAGAATTGGCAATAGTTATTGTAGCAACTTATGTTATTGGAGTATTTCTTAAGAATATAGAAAGTGTTAAAGATAAATATATTACTGTAGCATTAATGATATTTGCAATAGTATTTTCTATGATATTAAGTAGACCATCTGCGACAGCATTTTTACAAGGCGTATTATGTTGGGGAGTGGCTGTAGGACTAAATCAAACTGGAAAACAACTAAATAAACAAGAGTAATTTAGGTAGCAATTATAGCTACCTTTTTTGTTATATAAATAAGGAGGAATGTATAATGTCTAATTGGAAATGGTGTGTAGAAAACCAGGATGGAACTATTACTAAAGGTTGGTACCAAGATGGTGACAATTGGTATTATCTAAATGATGAAGGCATAATGCAGATTGGATGGGTAAAAGATAAAGATGGTCGTTGGTATTACTTAGATGAAAGTGGAGCAATGAAAACAGGGTGGATTAAGTATAAAGACAAGCGGTACTATTTGGAGCCAAACAGTACAGGCTATAAAGGAGAAATGTATGGGAATCGTACAGCTATTATAGATCGCAAAGAATATAAATTTGATTTTACAGGTGAATGGATAGAAAATAGTTTAGTAAGTTCTAAAGGAATAGAATTTATAAAGTCGTGGGAAGGATTTTATCCTAATAAGTATTATGATTGTGTTGGAGTTTTAACACAAGGATATGGAATGACTGGTAAAGAAATAGAAAATTTACCTGACAAAATATCTGAATATGAAGCTACTAAATTATTAAAAGAATGGATCAGCAAAAAGTATGCTCCTGTAATAAAAAAAGATTTAGAGTCTAAGAATGTAGATTTAAAACAACATGAGTTTGATGCATTAGTAAGCTTTGCATATAATTGTGGAACAGTAGGACTTCTAGGTTCAACATTATATAGAAATGTATGTAGTGGAATAAGAGATAAAGATACTATTACTTCTAATTTTCAAGCTTGGAGTAATGGTGGTGGTAAAAGAATAGAAGGTTTATATCGTAGACGTACAAAAGAAGCAGATATGTTTTTAAATGCAGATTATACAGGTAATTTATAAAAATAAGGAATATAAAAATAGATTAATTCATATATTTATTGTATATAAATTTCATTTGTCATGTAGTGAACTTTATAATGTATCCTGAACAATAAAAAAGTAGTAGTGTATCAAAGTTTTATATACTACTACTTTTTTAGTACATATAATTTAGAAATAATATTAAGGAACATTAGTATTAATAATGAATATATTACTAATATAATGATTGCTGGTTAAAGAATGTATTAGTTGACATAAAATCCTACTTGTTGTAATTTTAATAACTATAAATTGCCCCAAAGCATAGAAGTAAAAATTTATAGTAGTATATCAATAATTTTATCATTGAACAAAAAAAGTTAGTGGCGTATAAGTTTAATATACATGCCACTAACTTTTATTTATGTTATATAAAAGTCAGAGATAATAGGAGAAAATTTCATATATTAAATATATTATAACACACATAATAGACAATTTATATATAATTTTACTTTTTATTGATATTATATAGATTAAAAAATAATATAAATGAACAATTATATAAAATCTATTAGCAAAAAATATAACTTAAGAGATAGTTTTAATATGATCTTAAGTTATACTTTTTGTATTTATGCTATAATATGTGTGTCTAGATTACACATAAAATTAGAAAGCACAAAAAAGAACAGTATATATTAAATTATATATACTGTTCTTTTTATGTTATAATTTAGATATTATAAACATATATGGAAATATAAAGTCAGATAAAGGGGAAAAATTATGTTAACAAGAAGACAAAAGGAAATATTCGATGTTATTAGGGAATACATAGAAAAAGAAAAAATATCACCAACAGTAAAAGAAATTTGTAAGATATTTGGTTTTACATCTACTTCAAAAGTATATGGGTATATTTATAAAGATAATACTGATTTAATAAATATACAAATAAGAGAAAATCAATAATAAGATCAGTACATAGTAATAAAGATAAAACAATTATATCATTTAATACAGAGGAAAGTTAAATATAATAGTAATAATTGTATATATATGTGTCTAAATTACACATAAAATTAGAAAACGAAGGGTAGCAGATAGGAGAAATCTTATTTGCTACCCTTTCTTTTTATATTATAATCATATATAGAAATAACCTAGGAGAATAGAAGAACTTTATAAACGTATAACTAAAAACTTAGCTATGTTTTTAGAAGCTGATTATACAGGTATAATATAAAAACAAGGAATATAAAAATAGATTAATTCATATATTTATGATATATACATTTCACTCATGATGTAGATGAACCTTACAATTAATATCCTGAACAATAAAAAAGTAGTAGTGTATCAAAGTTTTATATACTACTACTTTTTTAGTACATCTAATTTAGAAATAATATTTAAGGAACATTATTATTAATAATGAATATATTAATAATATAATGATTGTTAGTTAAAGAGTGTATTAATTGTCATTAAATCCTATTTATATAAGTTAACTAAACGCATAGAAGCAAAAATTTATAGTAGTATATAAATAATTTTATTACTGGACAAAAAAGTAAGTAACATGTAGATCAAGTCTATATGCCACTTACTTTTTTATTTGTAGTATTTAGAATGTAAAGATTGTAATTAGGAATAAATTATAATACGTTGAATATATTATAACATGTTAGATAATTAATTTCTATGTTACAATTTTATTAAATTTTTATAGTTCACAATTCAAAAATATAACTTAATGGGAATTATATATTCTCTTAAGTTATATTTTTTTTGCATTATATTCTATTTTAAATATATGATATCTAATAAAAAACAACCTAATTTAGAGGCATTATATAAAGTTTCTAAAAAATTAAATTTAAAAATAACCCTATACAGAGATTTTTATGATGAACATTGCATAAAAATAATTATAAGTAATATAGGAGCTTTAATAAGATGAACTCAAGATTATGTCCAGGATATTATTCTGCAGATTCAGCTAATTTTTTAGTTGAATATAGAGGAAATTTTAAAAATGAAATAGATAATGTATCATACGCTTGTGGAGATATATTAACAAATACTATAGGAGTCATATCATTACCTTATGAATATTTAGATCAAGTATTGATAGATGTTCCATCAATTAAGTTTATTGATTTTAGAAGTATGTCTGTATTGCAAGATATTTCTCCAAGTTCAATTGATCAGATATTAGCAATTAAAAAAAATCCATATTTAAATTTAACAGGAAAAGGTGTACTTGTAGGAATTGTAGATACAGGAATAGATTATTTAAACAATGAATTTATTAGAGAGGATGGAACATCAAGAATAGCTGCAATATGGGATCAGACGATACAGGATGTTAAAGCAGAATCAGTTTATTTAGGAAATATTTATTCTAATGAAGAAATAAATAAAGCAATAAATGCATATAAAAATAATCAAGATCCCTATTCCATTGTTCCATCAAAAGACGATATAAATCATGGAACTGAAATGGCTGGAATAATTGGAGCTAGGGGGTATAATGGAGAATTTCAAGGAGTTGCAAATGATTGTGAATTTGTAATTGTAAAACTCTTAGAATCTTTAAATTTTCAAAAAATTTTACAGTCAAACAATGTAAAATACACACCAATATATAATTCTGCCGAAATTGTAGCAGGAATAGAATATTTAAAAAACTATTCAATAAGTATGAACAAACCTATAGTTATTTATTTAGGTATTGGTGCAACAGAAGGAAGTCATGACGGTAATAATTTGATTTCGAAATATTTGACTTCTATAGCAAGCATAAGGGGAGTCGCCTTAGTTGCAGGAGTTGGTAATGAAGGAGCAGCAGAAGGTCATGTATCAGGAACTATTGAAAATGTAGGTGAAACAGATAGCATTGAATTAAACATACCTAGAGAAATGAAAAATTTCTCTTTTCAAATATGGGTAAAAAGACCAAATAAAATGTCGCTCAATGTTATTTCACCTACTGGAGAAGAAAGTAGTTTTATTCAAGCTAAAAGAAATAAAAGAGAAGAAATTAATTTTGTTTTTTCAAATGCTAAATTAAAAATCAATTATTATATGCCAGAAGATTTTTCAGGTCACGAAGTTATCCAAGTGATTTTTGAAGATATAAATCCTGGTATATGGAAATTCATTTTAAGAGGGGACTATATAAGTGATGGTGAGTATAATGCTTGGCTTCAACCTAAAGTTACGTTGCCAGAAAATACAAAGTTTTTAGAACCTGATCCATTTAGTACATTAACAATTCCATCAACTGCAAGAAAAATTATTACAGTTTCTTATCATGGATTAGTTAATGAGTCTTTAATTGCAACTTCAGGAAAAGGATTTAATACTAATGGTTTAATTAATCCTGACATTGCTACGGTTGGTATAAACATTTTAACAACAAAGGCATTAGGAGAAACTACTGTTGTATCAGGAAGTTCAGCTGCTACAGCTGTGGTTGCTGGAGTATGTGCATTACTTTTGCAATGGGGAATTGTTGATGGAAATGATACTACTATGTATTCAACAAAAGTTAGGAGTTATTTAGTATATGGTGCATATAGAAAGCCTGAACTTGTATACCCAAGTAGAGAAATTGGATATGGAAGTCTTGACATACTAGGAACATTTAATATTATAGGTAGAAAATATATGAGATCTAGAAAAAACATAATACTTAAAAACAAAAATTTTATTGAGTATAAAGTTAATAAATTATTTATAAGAGTTCCAAAGGAGATTATGCCAAATGCCAAAATATAAATCTAATATACCTAGAGATATTTTTCATAATACAGATTATAAACACTATATTGTTCAATATCAAGGAAAAGTAAATGATGAAGCATTGCAAAAGGAAGGATATTATATAGCAATAATTAATGACAAGTATGCTATAATTTCAACCCAAAAAGGGAAAAAAATTAATGTTGATGACCCATTATTTTCGGATATAGTGTATATAAAAGGAACTGAAACTTATACCCTTGAAGAAATTAGCCCTATAGAAGCATCACAAGTAAGGAATGTACAAATAAATCTACCACTTCAATTAACCGGAAAAGGAGTGGTTGTTGGTATTATTGATACTGGAATTGATTATTTAAGTGATGAATTTATGACTTTGCAGGGAGATACTAGAATAGACTGTATATGGGATCAGACAATAACATCAGATAAAGATGGTGAGATTGAGCTTATACCATATGGAGCTTTATATACAAAAGAAAAAATAAATGAAGCAATAAAAAATTATAATGAAGGAAAAGCTCCTTATGAAATTGTACCAAGTATAGATGAATTTGGGCATGGTACTAGTATGAGTGGCATAATAGGCGCTACTGGTAAAAATCCAGAACTTAAAGGAGTTGCACCAGATTGTAAGTTTGCAATTGTAAAGCTCATAGAAGATTATTCCAATAAAGCTGCATTTGATGCTAAAATACCAATATATAATATTACTTCAATATTTTCTGCATTAGAGTTTTTATATGAATATGCATTAAATAATTCTGTGCCAATGGTCATATACCTTCCACTTGGAAGTAACTCTGGAAACCATAGAGGAAATGGTATTTTGCCAGAGTATATAGAGTCAATTTCTAATAGTAGAGGCATAGTTGTAGTAACAGGTGCAGGAAATGAAAGAGATAAGGGAGGTCATGCATCTGGATCTATATCAAATGTAGATGAAGCAAGAAACATAGAATTAAATGTATCCCCAGAACAAAAATATTTATGGGCAGAAATTTGGGTAGCTCCACCTAATATAATGACCGTTGATATAGTTTCACCATCAGGAGAAAACACAGGTGTAATTCCAGCTTTAATAAATCTTAGTGAAGATTATAATTTTATTTTTGAAAAAACATCAATAAAAGTTGATTTTTATATTCCAGAAGAAAATACAGGAGATGAATTAATACGTATAGAATTTTTTAATTTGCAACCAGGAATATGGAAAATAAAATTAATAGCTAATATGGTATTGGATGGAGCATATAACATATGGATACCACAGTATGGATTATCTATAGGAGATACATCTTTAAGTCCTTCTGATCCTTTTGGTACATTTACCACTCCTGGTGGAGCAACTTCGATAATTACAGTAGCAGCGTATAATCAAAATAATAACAATATAGTAAATTATTCAGGAATGTCATTTTTAGATGATTATATTGACAGAGTTGATATTGCAGCAGGTGGTGTAAATGCATTAGCTGTAGCTCCTAATAATGAAACTAAAGTAGTAAATGGTACAAGTGTTGCAGCAGCAGTTGTAGCTGGAACATGTGCAATATTATTTGAATGGGGAATAATAGAAGGAAATGATCCATATATGTATTCTCAAACCATGAAGACTTATTTGACTAGAGGTACTAGAAAAAGACCAGGGGATACATATCCTAATCCAGAATGGGGATATGGGATATTAGATGTACTTGGAATTTTTTCTAATATGACTTAATTAAATATAATTTATTATTATAAATTGTATTCCATATCTTTTATAAATTTTTCAAAGTTTTTCTTTTGAATATGAAAATTTCTTTTATAAATTTCTGTAGAAGTTAGCACACTATTAAGTTTCATTGAATTCTCCAGTGTGAGTTTTTATTTCAATAATTGGATACCATAATCATTTAAATTTTCCACTATTTGTACCTGATGATCTAAAAAAGCTAAAGTTACTTTTCTATTCCATAAGTATATTTATTTTAACAAATATTATTAATATTTATATTAATAAATTTGAAGATAATTATAGAATAAGTAATATTTTTATTTTATTCTTGATAATTATATGTAAAAATATTACAATTAAATAAAATATTAAAATAATCTTATAGATTGTAAATCTTTAAGATTTTTATAGGAGTACAATTATGGGAGTTAAGAATAAATTAAAAGAGATTCGAATGAGAGAATATTTAATGAACCAAACTGAATTTGCAAAATTACTAGATGCTCCAAGAAGTACGTATTCTCAATGGGAAAGTGGTCTAAGTAATCCTACATTAGAAAAATCCTTTGAAATAGCTAAAAAATTGAATAAAAAAATAACTGAAATATGGCATTTTGAATAGTGCCTTATTTTTTTTTATAAGATTACTTAAAAATAATAAAATTTTCTAAAATTTAAGCAACTTTTCTAAAATAACAGCATAGTATAAACTATAAGATTAATCAAAAGGAGTTAAATTTATGAAAAATTATTCGATTTTAGGTGTTGATGTTGGAAATTCTACTTGCAAAACTAACACTGGTGTTTTATTTAATTCTAAAATTACAGAGGTTGAACCTTTTGGAAAAACAGATACTTTATTTATAGATAAAAAATATTACTGGCTGGGAGAAGGGGAGTACGATACAACTTATAGAAAAGTAGACAAAATAAATTATATAAATTTTTTATTTGGAGCTTTGGCCCTAAGTACAAATACAGTTAGAAATTATGTGGTTCTAGGATTACCATTAAGTCAATACAAAGAAGATAAATCAGCCTTGATAAATATGGTTTTATCTAATAAAGAAAAATATACAAAAATTAATGGAGTAGAAAAACACTTAATAATAGATGATATAGAAGTGTTTCCAGAAGGTGTAGTTACTTTAGATGATGAATATGAAGGAATTGTTGTTGATATAGGAGGAAGAACAACGGATTGCGCATTAGTTATTAATGAAAGAGGAAGAAGAAGGATATTAAATCCAATAAGCTTGCCATGTGGAACCATAAATCTGTATACAGATTTTATAAAAAAATTAAATAATAAATTCAGTTTGGATTTAGTTATGAATGATGCAGAAAGAATAATTAAAAATGGATTAATTTTAGATGGAAGAAATACAAATATAGATTTTGCCATGGACGTATATAGAGCTTTCACAGAGAATCTTATAACACAATTACAGGTTGAATATAGCTTAAGAACAAATTCTATATATCTTACTGGGGGAGGAGTTATATCTTTATATAAAACCATAAAAGAAAGGCTAGGAAATGGAGTTTCACTTCAAGCAAACTCTATTTACGCTAATACAAAGGCTTATTATGAATTGGGGTGTTCAATATGGCAGTAGTTAAACCTGTTAGTTTTAAAAATAAAGAACATGATCTTGTGGAATTTATAGGCGAAAGAGATTTTAGTTACTATGTTAAAAATCTTATTAGAAAGGATATGGAACAACAGGAAAGCAAAATAGGACAAATTAAGCCTAAAAAGAAGAGAAATATAAATTTTGATATATAAAAAAGCCTACCTGTTCAATAGGTAGACTTAGGCTATATCACAGCTTCAGATAGTACTTATCTTTGAGTCTACTGCGTAGCCACGAAAGAACGCACTACAGTAGCAGTGTATGAGTTAAAAAAATGAAATAGAACTATTTCTAGTTAATTTTATAAATATTAATATTTACATGCATAAATTTTTAATTAATTCTAGTGCTATATAAACTCCTGAAGATATAAAAAGAAATTCCATAAAAACATCTCCTTGCTTTTATATCTAAGAGTTTAACCAAAAATAATTTTAATATACAGGAGGAAAATATATGTTCTCAAAAAAGATAACTTATACATTAGAAGAATTTAAAAATTATACTCAATTAACACAAACTGAAAAAATAATATACGATTTTTCTAAAGAATTAGATAGTATCCAATTTAATTATAGTAAACATGAAAAATTATATAGAACACTTGCACTTATGTTAGCATCATTGTTATTTTTTGAAAAATCGACATATGCAAGTGCTCCAAGCACAGGATACCCTGAAATTGATGAAGGAGCATGGAAGATTGTAAATGGAATTCAAGCTTGTATATTTTGGGTATCATTAATGTATTCTTTACGTGCATTATTTCTTATGGCAATCAAAGGGGAGGGAGATTTTAAGAACGCTTTTTTAGGGATTTTAATTTGTGCAGCTGATTATGGAATTCCGTCAATATTTATAAAAATACCTGGACTTTTTAAATTTTAGGAGGGATTGATTTATGGATGAAATAAAAGAATTTTGTGTAGCTACTAAAGATTTTTTCATAAATGCTGGAAAGGGACTTTTCTATATTACTCACCCTAGAGATCTAGGACTATTAATTTGGAATGGGTGCGTATATAACAGCTTTATGATTTGCACTATAATATGTTTAACTTCTCTTATAATTTATATGTGTGGAAATAAGAAAGCTAAATTAGGAGTAACTGGAAGCTTCTTTATTTATATGTTAATACACATGCTTAATGCAATATTCTAAAAAGGAGAGAATGTATGTTTAAATTCAAAAAAGAACAAACAATGAAATTAAGTGAATACTTTGAACTTAAGAGTCCTAAATATTGTACTTTACAGATAATACCTCACAGTTCTAATAGAAACTACGATACCGAGATATTAGTACAAACAATAGTATAATAATTGCTTGCAAAATTACTATACTATTATTAATAATAAATATGTTCTTTAGTATAATTTAAAATAGGACCAGGATTGATACTCCTGGTCTTTTCTGTTTTTTATAAAAAATACGAACACCTTTACAGGATTTAATTTAAGTTCTTTAGATAACTTAATAATAAGATTTATATCTGGATCACACATATTAGGGTAATCTTCTAATTTATTTAAATATGCTTCTTTAATATTAAGTTTTTTAGACAATTCTTCAATACTCAAACTCATTTCTATCCTTTTCTTTTTTAGCATATTAGAGTGATTTTTAAATAATATTCAATCATCACTTTTTATTTTGTAATGGTCTTTTATAATTTTTGCAACCATTTTACTGATTGTGCGGTCTTCGTATTCCGCTTCTTTTTCTAATTTTTCATATACTTTTTTAGGAATTACAGAAGTAATTCTTGTGTTTTCTTTTTTTATCATAGTGCATCACCCCTAAATTTAAGTATATAAAAAGTGATACACTATGTATTAAAAGTGATGAACAGTGCAACACTTTTAATGCACATTTTTTATATTTTAAATTAGTAAGTTTAATGTTTATTAGATAAATTGGATTTAATTTTATCAACAAAGTATAAATAGATTTGCAAGTGTTCAATATCTAATTGTTGAGATAACTTTAAAATTAGTTTTACATTAGGATTGCAAAATTCAGGATGTTTTTCTAGTTGACATATGGTACTTTTACTAACATTAAGTAATAATGCCAGCTCTTCTTGAGTAAATTTTTTATCTTTTCTCTTTTGTTTTAACATAGAATCACCTCATCAAAAATAACGAAATAATATATAAATTCATTATATATAATTCTATAAAATTTAGATATATTCCTTTTAATAAATCTTTTTTAGACAAAATTAGATAATATTTATACTATTTTTAAAAACAATTAGAGAAAATAAATATAAAAAATAGTTCAATTGACAATTAATACTTAAAAATAAACAAAATTGACAATTTTTTAATAAAACTAGATTTACAATATATGTAATACAAATAAAGTGTCGAAAGTTTAATAGCACTAAACTTTTTTTCATGTATAATGAACTCAAAGGCGCCAATATTATTGATATATCAACTTATTTAAAATCACTAGAGAGGTTGAGATAAATATGAAACTTTACGAAAAAGATAATGAATATATTTTAGATGTATTAGAAGATGAAGAAGATAGATTATTAGAAAAGTTAGGAGAAATATTATCAGAAGAAACTAGATATTTATTTTATAGATATGTTTCTGTAATAGAAACTATAAATTGTATAAAATCGACATTGTAATAGTTAAATATTTTATGAAAGCTAAGATTAAATCTAAAATATAATCTTAGCTTTTTTATTTGACGGCAAAAAAACGTCAAAAAAAATATGTTTATTTATTCTTATTTATTCTTAAATTTCTTTTGAAATTATGCTGTCAAATGTGTAGTTTAGGTATATTGCAGTATTTTTGTTCATATTTATTACATTAAAGATTAACATTAACATGAGATGTATTTAATTAAATTACAAACATCAGCACTGAACGTGTTGGTGTTTTTTGATTTTTATATGGAAAAATATAGAGTATAATAGAATTTGCAAAGAAATTTATAGAAATATAGTTTATATTAGATTACTATAAATAATAACTTAGTGATGGGGGTATTAATAATGAAATTTAATAAGAAGGGGAAGGTTATTGCTACTATTGCACTTGTAATTGCAGTAGTTATAGGAATATTTGCTTTTAAAATATTTCATAGAGTAACTAACTCTCCTATGATTAAAAGTGAAGATAGAAATGAGAAATTTATAGCAGATATTGAGTTCTTAAAAAAGGAATTACCTAAAAAGCATAAGAATTTATTTTTTTCTAAATCAGAAGAAGAATTCAATGATGAGATTGACTCACTAATTAACAATGTTTCAAGATATAGTGATGAAGAGATAAATGGTGAACTTGCAAAAATAATAGTATCTATTAATGACAGTCATACTAATGTAGATATTATGGGTTCACTAGCTTATCCATTAAATTTCTTTCAGTTTGGAAATGATATATATCTTGTTGATGGGGATTCAGAATATAAAGAGTATTGGGGAAAAAAGCTTGTTTCAATAAATGGATATTCAATAAATCAATTAAAAGAAAAATTAGAACCTTTTATATCCAAGGATAATGAAGCTATAAGTAAAAATCAGTTTTCAGTATTATTAAAATGTGTAGAAGTATTAAAACTTAGTGGAATAGTAAAGGAAGATAATGCAACCTTTACATTTGAGGGTTCATCTAATGCTGATGTTATGATGAAACCAGTTACAATGGAAGAGTATATGAATATAACAACATTATCAAGTGATGAAGAGTTTAAAAATAGATTTCCTATATCAAAACAGAACTCAAATGATAATTATTGGTTTAAGTACATTGAAGAAGAAAATACTGTGTATGTAAAATACAATTCATGTATGGAAATGAAAGAGTATTCTTTTTCTAAATTTACGAAGGATGTATTTAATGTTATTGACACAAAAAATGCAACTAAATTAGTTGTAGATTTAAGAGATAATGGTGGAGGAAATTCTAGAATTTTTGAAACATTTTTAGATGAAATAAAGAAAAGAGAAAATATAAATAAAGAAGGGAATCTCTATGCTATTATAGGAAGGAGAACATTCTCATCAGCAGTACTAAATGCAATGAGTCTTAGAAATGAAACTAATGCTACATTAATAGGAGAGCCAACAGGTGGAAAACCTAATCATTTTGGAGAGGTAAAAACTATACATTTATCTAATGTGAATATTGATGTTAATTATTCAAGCAATTATTTTAAAACCTCAGATGAAGATACAGATTCAATTTATCCAAATGTAGAAATAAACTTAAAAGCAGAATCATTCTTTAATGGACAAGATGACTTTTTGGAGTATGTAATAAGATAACAAATACTTATAATTGCATAAATTTATTAAAGATAAGGCTTTGTTTTAAATGAAAGCTTATAATTCATTAGTTTTTGAAAATTGAGTTATTGTATTGATAATTTAGACGCTAGATATTAAAAGGAGAATGAGAATTTATGGATTTTATAAAAGTTAATGAAAGAAAGTTTACAATATTAAAACTATTAGGAAAAGGTAAAGGTGGTTATTCATATTTGGTAACTGATGATAAGAGTAATAAATATGTTGTTAAACAAATTCATCATGAACCTTGTGAGTATTATCAATTTGGAAATAAAATAGAATCTGAATTAAATGATTATAATAAGCTTTATAAAATAGGGCTTAAAATACCTAAAATGTTAGATGTTGATATAGAAAATGAAAGAATTCTTAAAGAATTTATTGATGGGGATACTATATACAATATGATATTAAAGGATAATATGAATGAAAATTATATAAAGCAAATAAAGAATATGTGTAAAAAGTTATATCCAGTCAATATTAATATTGACTATTTTCCAACTAACTTTATTGTTCAAGATGAATTGATTTGGTATATAGATTACGAATGCAATGAATATATGGAAAAGTGGGATTTTGAGAATTGGGGAATAAAATATTGGTCTAAAACTCCAGAATTTATTGAGTATGTTAACAACAACAAAGGCCAGTAATTATAATATAATCAAAAGAATTTAATTGATGAAGCTATAACATCAATTAGGTTCTTTTTTTGTATTAAATAATTATAAAAAATTATTAATTTTAAATTAGTAACATATGTTACAGAAAAAGTGAAAAGAATATAGTAGAATTTGAATTGTTAAAGTTAAGAAATAACAAAAAGAAATTAATAATTTTTATATAAAAAGAGAAATAGGAGGAAATAATATGTCAATGTTTTGTTATCAATGTCAAGAAACAGCAGGGTGCAAAGGCTGTACTAAAGTAGGTGTTTGTGGTAAAGACGAACATGTAGCAAAGGCGCAAGATTTATTAATATATGTAACTAAAGGACTAGCTATAGTAAGTAATGAGGGAAGAAAAGTTGGAGTTATAGATAGTAAAGTTGATAAATACATAACAGAAAATTTATTTACAACAATTACAAATGCTAATTTTGATAGAGATTCTATTTTAGATAGAGTAAGAGAAACTTTAAAATTAAGAGAAATTCTAAAAGCTAAAGTTATTAAAGCTGGTGGTAAAGTTGGAGAAGTAAAAGTAAGTGGTGGTTTCTTCAAAAAAATATTTGGAATGCAAACTACAGAGATGATAATGCCAGATGCAGCAACTTGGACAGCTGATAATATAATAGAATTTGATGTAAAGGCTGAAAAAGTTGGGGTACTTGCAACAGAAAATGAGGATATAAGAAGCTTAAGAGAACTTATAACTTATGGATTAAAAGGATTATCTGCTTATATGAAACATGCTATGAACTTAAAATATAACAATGAAGAAGTTCATGGATTTATGGCAAGAGCATTAGCAGCTACATTAGATGATAGTTTAACTGTTGATGATTTAGTTGCACTTGCATTAGAAGCTGGTAAATTTGGTGTAGATGGTATGGCATTACTTGATAAAGCTAATACTGAAAGTTATGGCCATCCTGAAATAACTACTGTAGATATTGGAGTTAGAACTAATCCAGGAATATTAATTTCAGGACATGATTTAAAAGATCTAGAGATGTTACTTAAACAAACAGAAGGAACTGGAGTAGATGTATATACTCATGGAGAAATGCTTGCTGGACAATACTACCCAAAATTCAAGAAATATAAACACTTTGCAGGAAATTATGGTAATGCATGAATGACAAATGTAATACATATTAAATAGTAATTTTATTTTTATATGGATCATATTGCAAATTAGTAAATATCAGTTTTAGAATTCTATTTTTCTCTTTTGTAGACTTTAACTTGTTAAATTCAATTATTTTATTATAAATAAATTCTGAGCTAGTATCATTAGCTTTTTTTTGCATTTCTAAAAGTTTCTCAATTTCTATTTTGTTTTTTATTTCATTATTTCTTTGTGTAAGTTCCTCAATTTTTTCTATAAAAATTTTAGAGGCTTCAGTACTCAATAAAGCAACTTTTTCAACCAAACCATTTATTGCATTATTGTTTTTATTAAGTTGTTTTTCTAAATTTGATATATTTGACTCTCTGCCTTCTTTGGGATCAGAAAATAATTTTTTAAATATATCTTTATTTTCTAGCTGTTTAAGGAACTGAGATATTTTTTCTTCAAGTAAATCAGCTTTTATGTATTTCTTATTTTTACATTTCTCTTTTGATTTATCTATTCCAGTCTTGGTTCTGTTTATTCTATTTTGACACACATAATATCTAACTTTATTTGATTGGGAAAGTTGATAATAACCTCCACAATAAGGGCATTTTAATACAGAAGATAAAAAATTAACTTCACTTGTATTTTTAAATTGCTCTTTTCTTTCATCAAGTTGCATTTGCACTTTCAACCATATGTTTGAATCTAAAACACCAATATGCTTTCCGACAATAGCAATAGGGGTATTATTTATTTTCCCATATGTCATATATCCACTTTTATTATCAACTTGCCCTATAACTTCATACCCCTTTGATTTTAAATAATTAGTTACTTCCTTGGAGGATTTTACATATATAGGGTTCCTTAAAACTTTTCTATACCCCTCCCTACTAATTGTGATTCCTTTTTCTTTTAAAAATTTGTATCCAAGAAATAAACTTCCATTATCTAAATATGAGTTGAAATATGAATGTATTAAATCAGAATCAATTATTTGTAAGCAACTTTTTTTGTTTTCTTTTATAATTTTACATCCCTTTGGAACAGTACCACCAGTATAATAACCTTTTCTAGCTAATTGCAACATATTATCTTTTACACGTTCAGCAATAGTTTCTCTTTCTAACTGTGCAAACACAGAAGCTATATAAATCATAGCTCTGCCCATTGGCGTGCTTGTATCAAATTGTTCTTTAATACTTATAAAAGTAACATTATACTTTTGTAACAATTCCAATGTTGATGAAAAATCTGCTACATTTCTACTTATTCTATCTAGCCTATAGCAAATCAGTGCATCAAACTTATTCATTTTACATTCTAATATCAATCTTTTAAATGCTGGCCTATTTATATTTTTCCCTGAATAGCCTTCATCTTCGAATATTTCATATTCGTTATCACCTTTAAAATAGGTTTTGCATAAATTTATTTGAGTTTTTATACTTTCAGAGTTTTCAACATAAACAGATTTTCTTGTATATATAGCTATTCTCATTATTTTTTCCCTTTCTTTAAAATCTCAATTTCTGTTTTTACCATATTTAATATCATATCGTGTGTATTTTGGTCTATGTTATTTGAATCAGTGATTACTCCACTTTCAACTAAAAATTCTAAAAAGTTACTTACTAAAGTTTCTCTTTCAACTGTTGCAGTTTTCTCTGTAAGGCCTTCTAAATAGTCCATGCTTACATTGAAATATTGAGCAACCTTTTTTGTTAATTCTCTTCCACCATCCTGTTGACTGCTTTCTATCATACCTATGAGGCTTCTAGATACTCCTAGCTCTTTTGCAAGCTGTTGTTGAGTTATATTATTTTCATTCCTTAATTTTTTTAATATATCTGCTTTCATTTTTACTAAAATCTCCTTATCACATAAAATCATATATAATGACCATAAACAAAATATTATCACAAATAGTGACAAAATAAAAGAGAACATATATTCTAAAATGAAATAATTTGGATTAATTTTTATTAAATAAATGCTATAAAAGGTTAATTTTTCTAGGTCACTCTGTATGACTTTATATGACCTAATACGGGAAAATACAAGGGTTGAGAGATGTCACTTATTGTGACATAATAAAAACATCAGCTACGGGAGGTGAGTAGGTGTTTAAAGAACTAAGAAAGAAGACAGGCTATAGTACAGAACATGTAGCCAAATTATTAAAAATAAATAAATGGACACTTTATAAATTTGAAGAATATCATTTGTTGCCTTCAATAAAAATTTTACTAGGAATGCGTGGAATTTACAACTGTTCTTATGAAGAAATTATGCAATCTTATGAATTTGCGAAAGGAGTTTATAATGAGAGACGAATTAACAAGACAAGTTAAAAATTTAGATTTAACAGAAATCAAAATGGTTTTTGGTAATGTTGAAAAAGTTCTACTTCAGCAAAAGATAATTAATAAATATGGAGAAAATTTAATTGTTAGAAATTCCTGATACTAAAAACTCAATTGTTTTAACAAAAAATCAATATCCAGATTTGCCTTTTGATGAAGTAGAAATAAATAATCCAAAAGAATTTAAGGAAAAAATAAATCTTTATCATAAACTTATGGTTGAAGCTTATTATAGAGGAAGTTTTACAACAGAATCAGAATAAGAGGTCGCAGACCAATAACTTAATTTAATTCTTAACATAACAATTTTAAAGACAAGCACATCTAAAGCTCAAAAAGCAATTACATCTAGTAATTTTCAGCTTAAGAGTAGTAGAAAGTAAATAACAAGCTAATTTAAGGAGGAGAATATATGGATAAAAAAGTTTTACAAGTATCTCAAATTGGAGATAAAACAAAATTATTTAAGGATACAGAATTAAAATTCCGAGTTAGAACAATTCAAAATAATAATGGAAGTATTTTAGTTAGTGCTGAAGATACTGCTATTGGATTTGGATGGACAAAGACAGAGAATAAAGGAACTAAACAATATACATCTATTAGATGGGAAACAATTAATAACTATTGCAAGGATTTAGGCTTCGACAACAAGTTGGCGAAAGAAGATTACATTCCAGAAAGTCTATTTTATATGCTAGGAATGAAAGCGAATAATAAAGTAGCTCAAGATTTTCAAAGGTGGCTAGCAGTTGATGTAATACCTTCTATAAGAAAAACAGGAGCATACCAAATGCCTAAAATGTCAAAGGAGTTACAAGCAATATTTGCAATCGATGAAAGAACAGTTGAATTAGACAGCAGAATTACCAAATTAGAAAATAATACAACAATAGATTATTCACAACAGGAAGAATTAAGAACTCTTGGAACTAAAAAAGTAGTTGCAATTTTAGGTGGAACAGATGCACCAGCATATAAAGAACTTAATAAGAAGGTATTCAGCAGTTTTTGGAGAGATTATAAAAGAAAACTTGAAGTTAATTCATATAAGAATACATTAGTAAAAGATTTTGAAACAGGAAAACAAGCTATCATAAATTGGTGTCCAAGCAAGGAAGTATCTTTTATGATTAGAGGTTGTAATGCTCAAATGAGAATGTAAGATAAGAGACTTTATATTAAATCTTTTATCTTAACATAATAACAGAATTGTAAGGAGGAATAAACATGATACGAATAATTAACAATACATTATATCTAAATGATGGTACTTTTTATAACTTAAGCAATACAAGTAAAAAAAGAGTTTTGCAAGGATTAAATTCTCAATTACAAGAAGGAAGTTTGACCAAAACTGAATATAATCAATGCCTAGAATTAATTTCAATGAGTAAAAAAGAAGAATTAAAAAGATTAGAGGAAGTATGTAAACCAGTAGTGGATTATTTAAAAAAGAATTATGATCCACATTGCGCAGTAGTTATTACAGATAGTCAAATAAGATTAGTTAGAGATGAAATAGATATTCCAGTAGGAACTGCTCAAGAAGTACCAGTTCAAGAGCAGCCAAAAGTAACATTTGATTATTTTATAGATAAACCATCAAAAGTAATTTTAACTAATGATGAAGTCCTATATAAAAACTTAATAAAAAATTATAGAACTATTTATATGTTTGGACCTGAACTTAATAAAGGTAATAATTCAGATCATACTTTATCAATTAGCACTAATGATTATCGTTTGGTTCAAATCCCGTTGGATAAATAGGATTACCTTTTGATGATAACCAACCAAGTTGAGTGAATTGAACTTCATTTAAATTTAAATTACCTATAATATCCCATCCAACTTTAACAAATTCATTAATATGTTTATTAACACTAGATTTGTTAAGTTTAGTAGATTGGAAAATATGATAATTTAGATAACCTTCAACATTAGGAAACATAAAAACACCCCCTTTCAACATAATTTTACCATATGTTAGGGGAAATAAAAAATATTAGGAGGAATGTAAAAATGAAATCAACAGGCATTGTAAGAAAAATGGACGAGTTAGGAAGGGTAGTAATACCAATGGAACTAAGAAGGAACTTAAATATTGCTGAAAAGGATGCATTAGAAATTTATGTAGAAGGAGATAACATAATTTTAAAAAAGTATACTCCTGGATGTTTTATCTGCCAAGAGATTGATAATTTGGTTATTATTCCGGATTCAAAAGTTAAGATTTGTCCAAAATGTTTAGCTAAATTAAGAAGTAAGCTACTTTAAGGAGGATTAACATGGAAGATGTAAATTTGTATGTAAACTTGCTTTCTAAGAAGAGACATAAGGTATCTATTGTAAAGAGAATAGTAAAAAGGATTTTAGGGTTATGAATAATCCAAGAAAGTTAAATAACAGACACAAAAGATTCTTAAGTGAACAGGGATATAATCCAAAAGATTTTTTAATAGTGAGTGAGGGATATGACTATTATACATTTTACAGTAAAACTATTAAGAAGGTATTTGATATGAGGAGGTAGTAATGGGGAAGTTAGCAGATTATGCAGAGCAATCAAAAGAAGTAGAAAGGTTAGTTCAAGATGAAAGATACAGCATAGAAGAAGCTTTAAAAATTGTAAAAGAAAAATATTCAAGCAAGGAGGAAGAAAGGCAATGAAGGAGAACTGGTTTGCATTATACCTAGCTGTAGTTGGAGAAAAAAGTTTAGATACTGCTTTAGGAATAATGGGAATAAGACCTAAAAGAGAATATATTAAAAACTCCAATTTAAAGTTAGATAATAGCGCAGTTAAATTAATAGAATTTCTTAAACTAGAGCATACATGGGAAGAAATAGGAGAAATGTGTGGAGTTAAAGGAGATTATTTAAGAAACAAGGTTAAAAATTATAAAGCTACCAAGAACTCCGACCAAAGCGTTCCTAGTAGCACAGCAAAATTTTCAATTTCATTATACCACAAAACTGGAGGTGTGCAATGGTAAGTATTAAAAGATTTGAACAAAAGTCAGCGATAGTTAATTCAATAGTTGAAGATATAGTACATGCCTTACCGGACAACGAAATTGCTGAGGAGTTAGAAAATAATTTTGGTGAACTCTATAGTATGATTTTAGGTTTGTGTGAAACCTTAGGTGTATTAAATTCAGATATTGAGAAATAAATAAGGAGGATTTTATTATGGAAAATACATTATTAAAACAATATTTGCAAGAAGAAAGAAGAGAAAGTTTTAAAATAGAAAATTTAGAAGGTGCTACATGGGCTTTTAGAAAATTAAGAGCTATTGGAACTAAGAAAGCAGAAGTTGAAGCTGTAGCAGCCGAGGAAATTGCACGAATCGAAGCTTGGAAGCAAGAACAGCTAAAACAATATGATGATGATACAGAGTTCTTTGAAGGTTGCATAAGCGTTTATTTTGTAGAAGAAAGAGCAAAGGATAAAAAGTTTAAATTATCTACACCGTATGGAAAAGTAAGTAGTAGAAAATCTAAGAAGTGGATTTATGAAGATGAAGCAGCACTTAAGGAATATGTAAAGGAAAATGAAATAGAAGCTATTAGAGTTAAAGAGGAACTTGATAAAACAGTTCTTAAAAAGATATGCAAAGATGGAGTTAATACTGAAACTGGTGAAATACTTCCAGGAGTAAGAATTGAAGAAACTGAGACTATTGAAGTTAAAGCAGAATAGAGAGGTGAGAATTTAATGGAGCTAACAAATCAAGTAAATAATAATAATTCAGATTTATGGAAATCTTTTATAGAATTTCAAAAAGACTTTAAAGGAATGCAACCAGATGCAACAAATCCCTTTTTTAAGTCATCATATATAACTTTAGATGGGATTTTAGAAACTGTAAGACCATTATTAGCTAAACATGGACTTGCAGTACTACAAGAAGCAAAGGGAGTAGATGGTTCAGTAACGATAAAAACAAGACTAGTTCATGAAAGCGGACAATATTATGAAACAGACATTTTAGAAATGAAACCTCAGAAAGCTAATGATCCCCAACAAATGGGTTCATGTATAACTTATTCAAAAAGGTATCAATTGGCAGCATTACTTGGAATTTGTGAAAGTGTAGATGATGATGGGAATACAGCCACATATGGCAATGGCAAATCACCTAATTCTAATAAAAATGATAATTCAGCAAAATCATATAAATGTGTATCATGTGGAAATGAAGTCACAGAAAAGGTGGCCAAGTTCAGTTATTCAAAGCATAAGAAAATACTTTGTATGGATTGTCAAAAGAAAGAAAAATAAAGGGTGATTAAATGGCACAAAGAAGGATGTTTAGTCTAAAAGTAATTGATACAGATATGTTTTTAGATATGCCACAATCAGCAAGGCTATTATATTACGACCTTTCTATGAGAGCAGATGATGATGGATTTGTAGCTTCACCTAAGAAGATACAAAGAATGATAGGATGCTCAGATGATGATTTCAAGATATTAATAGCTAAGAGATTCTTAATTCCATTTGAGAGTGGTGTATGTGTTATAAAGCATTGGAGAATACACAATTATATTCGTGCAGATAGGTACGTAGAAACTATTTATAAAGATGAAAAACAAGAGTTAATTGAAGAAAATGGACAATATGAAGTTATACAAAAAGCTAATGACATACCAAATGTCATACCAACGGTTTCCAATTTGTCAACGCAAATGGATACACAGGTTAGGTTAGGTAAGGTTAGGTTAGAGTTAGGTAAGGATAGTATAGATAATACAACTAAAGTTGTAAGTAGTACTAAAGTACAACCCATAACATCAAAATGGAATGAATTAGGCTTACAAAAGCTTATTTCTATAAATAAAGGTACTAATAGATACAAATTACTTCAAGCGAGAATTAAAGAGTATGGAGAGGAAAAGGTATTACAAGCTATAGAGAACATTAAAGATAGTAGTTTCTTAAAAGGTCAGAACGGTAAAAGCTGGACAATAACTTTTGATTGGCTAATAAAACCTAATAATTTTGTAAAAGTTCTTGAAGGAAATTACAAAGACAAAGAAATACAGTCTCAGCAACCAAATAAAAATAGAAAGTCATCATTAAGGTTTGACAATTTTGAAGCAAGGGATTATGACTATGATTCCTTAGAAAAGAAATTATTAGGATGGGATGAAAGTAATTAAAAATTATAGATTGAGGTGATTAATTTGAAATTTAAAGAGCTTAAGTCAGATTGCAATAAAGTTGATGTATTAATAAACAAGTGGTTAAAGGAAAATCCAAGCGTAAAAGTTATGGATGTTAATTATACAGCTAACAATTTTGGAAGTCATGTGTTAATTAGTTATGAGGAGTAATTCATTATTGTCAGATATTGTGAAGTGAAGGAGATGTTTTTATGAAAAATAAACATGCAGGTATGATTAAAGGGTTTACTCAATTATCAAAAGCATGGTATGGAGAACCAAGTTTAAGAGGTGCTGATTATATAGACTCAGTACATTTTGGGTTCTATGGCACAGAAGGCGGAACAACTGGCGAAGTTTCGGTTAAGTGGATAAACCTAAGTGGTAAAATAGTACCACAATTAACTATTTTTAGTGACACTTGGAGTGCTTTATCTCAATTTCATGATTTAATTGATTTATTAGGTAAACATGATAATGAAGACCCTACTCCAGAGCAATTTTGTAAATTTTTATTACACTGTGGCTTTGTAGATAGGACTGAAACTGTTAGAAGTTAATTCGTAATGTGTAAATATTAAATAGTTTTTGTAAGCTTAAAATAATTGGAAATGTATATCAAAATTCAGAATTATTAAAGTAAGTCAGAAAGGGTGAAGAATGTGGAAATTAATAATGAAATAAAAGAAATATTTAAAGATCATAAAGCACACTTTAGAGATTTAGGAGAAGTTCAAATATTAGATTGGAAAATAGATAATACGTTTTGTTGCTCTATAAGATATATTTTTGATAGCGACAAACTATATATTTCAGGTGATTATGGTTGTGCTGTTTACTGGTTGACATGGAATGGAACACCACAAAGTTTTAAAGGTATTAATTTAGGATATTTTTATGAAAAGAATGCAGCACATGAATATGATGAATATGAATTTAATGATAAGAAAGCTAGAGAAGATATAGAAGATTACTTAAGCTTTATGTTTGAAGATTATGAAAATGCAAAAGAAGGTCATGAGGAAGAAATAAAAGATATTGAAAAAGAAATAGCTGAATTAGACAGAGGAGATTATGATTCAGATGAAGATTTTCAAGATGCTAAAGAAAATTTAAGACAGGATATTGACTATTATAAAGCTTTAATACAAGAAGAATATATAGCAGAAGAAATCGAAAAGAAAGAACGTATAAAGCAGGATTTATTAAATTTAGTTAATGAATCTTCTAGTTTAAGCCAATGGAATTACTATGTAGCAGAATCTAATGTAACTGATGATTTGCAAGAGTATGATTATGATTATTGGGAATGGATAAGTGAAGTTGGAAAAGCAATACCAGAAAGAGCAGAGCTGCATTTAGCTGGATTAATAATGGCAGCAGAGCAATTAGAAGAAATTGAGGTAAAGAATTATGAAGTTTAAAATTGAAGTAGATGAAACAAGAAGTTTTAGACATGAATTTGTAGTTGAAGCAGAGAATGCAGATAAATTAGATTCTATTTTAGATAAGATTGAATCTGAAAGAATGCTTGGAATAAATGATTATGAGTGCCTATTAGAAGAAAATGGATTAAAAATTATAGAAAGTGTAAGAGATGAAGATGGAGATCTTGGAGAAATTGAATGTACTGATATAGAGGATTTTGAAGAAGATTAGAAAGGGTGAAAGAAGTTGAAGTTAAAAGACTTAAGATGTGTTTTGAGTTCACAAATGGTTGATATAAACTTAGATTTTTTGGACACTAGAACTTTTGTACAAGAAGATTATTCAGAAGATAATGAGTATTTAGGACAAGATGAAAGTGAAAGCATGTGGGATTTATATGGAGAAAAAGAAGTAGAACAAATATATGCTGAAGATTCGGAACGTATAAATATAGATTTAGGGGGAGAAGTCAATGAGTAAAAATATACAAGATTTAATTAATTACCTTGAAGCAGTAAAAGCAGAAAGTGGAAATTATACAGAAGTTAGAGTTGATGGATGCGTTGTAGAAGAATTTGAAGATTATATAGAAGTAGATCATGTAAAAGACTATGTTGATTTTGTAACACCTAGCAGAATTTAGGTGAGAGCATGAAAAAATTATTCGTTAAATACAATGATGGAAGTGGTACAACTTATACTATGGAAAATCGTGTAGATCATGAGAAATATGTATATAAACACATTAATGTTCCTGGGATAGAATCAATAATTTTACAACAATATCCTAAATCAAAGTATGAGCCAGTTGTTTATATATATCATGGATTTTGTAAAGATGGGCAGAAGGAAATGTTGAAATACGATATTGATTGGTATTTAGCATTTCAAGGGAATGTAAGTACATCTCTTATAAACAGATTAACAAATACATTAGGGTTAGATGAACATGATGCAGTACCTTATAGTAATGCTGATTTAACTTATAAAATTAAAAGAAGTTTAGATATAATGATGCCTGTAATTTTAACAAAATGTATAGGGCATAAGATAGATGCTTTTAGAGATTGTGGAGTTAATAAATTTATAATTAAAATATCAAATTAAATTAGCAATATGCAGAAGGTGAATTTATAAAAAGCAAAAATGGCGAATAAATGAGGTGTGGATATGTTCGGTTTAATGTATAAATTATCAGTAAAGTTTCTGATATGGGACTTAAAAAGATTGGGTATAAATGATTTAGAAATAGTAATTAGAAGTGATGGAAAGACAGTTTATAAAAGAAATAAAGAAAGAGAAAAAAGCATTAAAAGAACATTAGATTTAATAAGGTAATTCACAATATGTAGAAAGGACGAAGCAAAATGACATTAGCTATGAAGATAAATAGAAAATTTACTAAGTGGAGATTGGAAAATACATTTACTCGAAAAGAAAGGCTTAAATGTAAAAAAGACGCTAATAGAACTATAAAAAAAATCAAAAAGTGGAGAAAACTAATGAAGAATAAAAGCTTTGGAATTATAAATGAAGTTAATTGTAAGGCAATAATAAGATTAGCAAATAGGGGAAATAAATCGCAAAGAGAATTAAAAAGTTAGTTCACAATACTAAGCCAGGATGAAAGACTGAATAGAGAATGAAGCTGCAGCTATAGTTGTAAAACTTCATTCTCAATAAATAATCAATTTCACAAGGGGAGGAAAGAATAATGAGCAACTTAAACGAAGAAGTATCGATAAAATTAGTGGGAAAATTAACATTGTTATTACCTTTTTTAGAACAGAAATTAGATATGCAACTGGAAGTTAAGAAAGTTATAGATGAGACTTTGTATAACTATGAAGTACAAACTAAGTGTACAGATTTAGTTTGCAGTGATATAGAAGAAAAGGCTCAGCTATACCTTGCATGTAAGAAACTAGAAGGTTTAAGCAATAAGACATTATATAATTACAAATTGTTTCTTAATAAGCTAGACCAGTATTTTACTAAACCATGTAGCACAATTGCAACAATGGACTTAAGAATGTTTCTAGGATTATTAGGAAAAGGGAAACAAGCTAGTACTATTAATGGGTATATCACTTATTTAAAGAACTTTTTCGGATGGTTGCAGAATGAGGAATATATAATTAAAAATCCTGCCTTTAAATTAAAGCAAACTAAAGTTCCTCGAGTAATTTTACAGGGATATAAGGCAGAAAACTTAGAGAAATTAAGAGAAGCCTGTAAAACGGAAAGGGAAAAATGTCTTTTTGAACTATTAGATTCTACAGCTTGTAGAATATCTGAGATAGATAATATTACTTTAGATGATATTAATTGGTCCGAGCAGAGTATAAAAGTCACTGGAAAAGGAAATGCACAAAGAATAGTTTATTTTTCTACTAAAGCTAAATTGCATATTCAGCAGTATATAAGTACAAGAAAAGGAGAATCAAACTATTTGTTTATATCAGAAAAAGCACCATATCAAGCAATAGGTACAAGAGCTTTGCAACTAATTATAAAAAAGATAAAAGATAGGACAAATGTAACAGAAAGGGTTCATGCGCATAAGTTTAGAAGGACTCAGGCGACTAGGCTATTAAATAGTGGAATGAGGATTGAAGGAGTACAAGGTATATTAGGACATACTACTCCAACTACAACTCAGATTTATGCACAACTTTCACAAGAAAATTTGAAAAATGAATATAGAAGATTAGTAGTTTAAATTTATTAATAATAGAAAGGAAGAATAAAAATGGAAAACATAATTAATTTAGAAAAGTTTGCTGAAGGAGCATTAGCTGAAAAAGTTAATATTGCACTTAAGGAGGTATTAAGTAATATAGCAGATCCTAATACAGATTGGAAAACAAAAAGAAAATTAACAATAGATATTACATTTGAATCACAAGAAGATAGACAATTAGCTTTATTGGATATTAAAACAAAGAAAAAGCTTGCAGAGCCAAAGAGTATTGGGACAAGAATTATTATAGATACAGATGGAAAAGGTGGAATATTAGCTTCAGAATATAAAAAGCAAATTCCAGGACAATCAACAATGAGAGTTGATGAAGAAACTGGAGAAATAGTAACAACTGCAGAAGAAAAAGCAAATGATCTAATAGACTTAAATGGTATCAAATTAGTTAAATAATTAAATCTATATAGCCATGGCAAGGGGCTTAAACCTTGCACATTAATTAAGAAAAGGTGGAAATAAAAAATGAGAGAACAAGAAGCATTACAATACTTAGTACAATTAGGAGAAGAAAGTGAACCAATAATTGAATTAGATCAAGGAACTTATTCAAGAGTTGATTTAAATAGAGTTAAACAACCAAAGGCACAAGGATTAAGCATTAGTACATTAACAGGATTCGTAGATTACATTAAGAGCAATATAGATGCAATAGACACTAAATTATTAATACATGTTGCATCACATAAAAGAGTTGACTTATATGGACCATTAAATGCAGATAGAGAAAGAGAATGTTATTTAGTAGCAGGAGCAGAGCTACCAACTAATATTAGATATGAGCAATTTTTAGATACAGAGCAATTTAATATTATGTTACAAAGTTCATTTTCAGATAAAGGGGACAAGGAAGTTTTATTAAAATATACAGGACTTGTGAGAGATGAAGCTGTAAAAACTACTGGTGATGATGGAATAAGTCAAAAGGTAACAGTAAAAACAGGAGTTGCAAGTGTAGCTGAAGCTGTAGTACCTAATCCAGTAAGTTTAGCACCATATAGAACATTCCCAGAGATAGAACAACCTTTAAGTAAATTTATATTTAGAATGAAAGATGGTCCAAGAGCAGCAATTTTTGAAGCTGATGGAGGGGCATGGAGAAATACAGCTATATTAAGAATTAAAGAATACTTAAAGGAAGCACTAAAAGAAAATGAAAACATTGAAATAATAGCATAGGAAAATGGGAGGGGTAAAACTCTCCTAGAAAAAAGGAGAAGATATGGCTAAGAATTCAGGAAAAATATTTGAAGAAGATATAAAAAACTCAATACCTAAAAATCAAGATTTCTTTTATTACAGATTTATAGATAATGCAGCTTCATTTAGTGGTGGAGATAATGTCAGATTCACTTCACACAACCTATGTGACTGCATGACAATGACAAAGGATAAATTATACCTTATGGAATTAAAAACCCATACAGGGGCAAGCTTACCACTATCATGCATAAGGGAAAATCAAATAGATGGTATGGCAAAGATAAATCATCCAAATATGAAAGCAATATTTATTATTAACTTTAGAGAAAAAGAAAAAACTTATGCGATAGAAGCAGATAAATTAGAAAAATATATACAAACATCTAAAAGAAAAAGTATTCCCATTAGTTTCTTAGAAGAATGTGGAGTTGAAATAATAGGTACTAAGAAAAAAGTACATTACAGATATGATTTAGAAAAGTATTTTGAGGAGGACAATGATAATGAATAAAGTGGTATTAATAGGAAGATTAACAAAGGATCCAGAACTAAAATTTACACCAGGAGCAGGAACAGCAGTTACTACATTAACATTAGCAGTTGATAAGTATAATTCTAAATCTGGTCAAAAAGAAGCGGACTTTGTACCTGTAGTTGTATGGGGTAAACAAGCTGAAAGCACAGCAAATTACATGGTCAAGGGTAGTCAAATGGCTATAAGTGGAAGAATACAAACTAGGAACTATGAAGCTAAAGACGGTACTAAGAGATACGTTACAGAAGTAGTTGCTACAGAAGTTCAGTTCTTAAGTAAATCAAATGATTCAAGTGGCGGAAATACATCATCTAGTCCTTTTGATAGTGGAAACTTTGAGGCAGATATAAATCCTGTGGATGATGGAGATTGTCCTTTCTAGAAGGCAATTATGAGTAAATATCTTTGGGTAGCAGTAAGCCCAGATAAGTATGAACTTCCACTAGTAGTTGAAGATACATCTAAAAAACTAGCAGATAAATTGAAAGTAACTGATGGATGTATAAGAGCATCGGAATATAATTATAGAAAAAGAAACAAGGGAAAGTATGAATCAAAATGTGATATAAGGATAATTAAGATTTTAAGATAACTAAATAGAGAATAAGAGCAAATAGCAATATGGTTATAAGTTCTTATTCTCAAATAAAAATCAATTTCAAGAGAGGGAGTAATAAAAATGAAGGATTATGTAGAAAATAGGGTAAAGGAAGTAGCTGAATTTACAGTAGAAACTAAATCTACTGTAAGAAATACTGCAAAAACATTTATGTATTCAAAATCTACAATATATAAAGATTTAACAGAACGTTTAAGTAATATAGATCCAGTTTTATATAACCAAGTACACAGCGTATTAGTAGAAAATAAATCTCAAAGACATATTAGAGGTGGAAAGGCTACTCAAAGTAAATTTAAGGGGTTGATGTAGTGGAAAAATTGAATTTAAGTATACAACTTAAAAATATAGACTTAACAGAAATAAATATAGTTGAGCAAATGAATAAATCTGATGAAGAAAGAAAAGAGCTTGAGGATGCAATTTTATTATATACAACTAAGAAAAGTAACAATGAAGATAAACAAGAAATTGAAAATGAAAGAAATCATGTTATAGAGGAATTTTGGGACACAGTACAATCAAACTTAGGAGTATTAGATAAGTTAGGAATAAATGCACAAGAAGTAATGGAAGGTTATTCTAAGCATTTAGTTAAGTTGGAAGATAGACCTAGAGTTAAGGAGGATTAGTTAATGGAATATATAAGTGAAGAACAATTTTTAAAACAACCTAAGGAAATTCAAAAAGTGTTTATTGATTGGTGGAAACCAAGCACAGGGGATTTGTTTATAGATATATCAAAAATAGATTCAGATGTTGATATTGTTTATTGTGTCCCTATTAATAACAAGCATTTTGAAAACTATAACGGTGAGATACATTATAAAATAGATTCTATTCCTTTATTAAGTGAAGGACAACTTAGAAAGTGTATTGAGGATAAGACAAATTGTTATATAAGTTGTTCACCAACATATAAATGTGATGGATATGATATTACTATTTTAGGAATTGTAGAAGATACTTACACTATTAAAACAGATAATTTACTTGAAGCCTATTGGAAAGTAGCTTGTGAAATTGCAAAGGAGGAATAACTTATGTCTCCAAAAGAATTAGCAGAAAAAACAATTAGAGATATAGCAGCTAGGAGAGAAAGAGCTGATAGAGAATTTTATGCTTATCAAAAAGAAAGTGGAGTAAGAAGAAAAAAATCTTCTAATGTAAGATACGGTGGATATAGGTGGTAATCCTAATAAATTAGGAGGGATAGGATGCAAAAATATAAAAGAATACTTTATAAGGAAACAGAAGATAAATTATATAAATACTTCAATAGAGATAGAATATATAGAGGCTTGAATAGTCAATTAATTGTATTAAATAAACAGATAGATCAACTAAACAATGAACTAAAAGATTGCAAGTATATCAATGTAGATGAGGAATCATCATCACCAAGTTTTGACGAAAGAGTACAAACATCATCTAGTTGTACAAGTTATGTTGAAAGCCAAGTAATTAAATTAACAGATATGAAGTTAAGAAGAAAAGAAAAAAAGGAACTGGAAAGAGAAAATATATTAAGTCAATTAGGTGATCTTGAATCAATAGTAGTAGAAATGGAATGGAAAGTAGGACAACTTAGGGACAATTATAAAAAAATGCTTTCCATGGTATATAAGGACAACATGAATGAAGTTCAAATATCTTTTAAATTGCATCTAAGCCAAAGCCAAGTGAATAAGAGAAAGAATAAGATACTAGAGCATATATTCATGTGGGAGAAATGGAATTAGGTAATATGTATAAAGTGTGAAGGAGAGTGATAAATTTGAAAAATAAAAATCTAAGTGTAAATAAAGAATTATCTTTGAAAGAAAAAATTGAATATGTAAATGAATTAGGAGGAAAAGACCCTACATTAAACCTTTTAATAAACTTAGAAAATCAAGGATTAGGTAATATATCTGTAACTGAAATATTAGATTCTATAGCAACTAATACAAAAGTTGAATTACCAAATAGAAAACGTAGTTTGATAATAGAATAATCCTACGCAATACTAAGTTAATATGAGGTGGATATGAAGAAAAATGAAATATTAAAGGAAATTGATAAGAAGATACAATTTATTGAAAAGCAACAAGGAACATTAGAATCATATCAAATTGGAATGATATATGGATTAAAATTAGCTAAAGAAACTGTAAAAGAGTTTAAACGAGGAAAGTGAAACCATGGAATAAAAAAGGAATAAAAGAAGAATAATTTTCTAAGATTAAAGCTTTAAAATAGTAAGTGTAAAGAATTAAATTTAAACCTCTCATAAATTTAAAATACCCTGTATTACTTAGGTTGTATGGGGTATTTTTGTTATGTTTATAGACCAGTAGGGTTTTATCCTCCTAATTAATTTAAATGTGAAAGGTAGGTGTAAACCTCCAGACACAATATATAGTACATCAACTCTACTGGTTTTATTTGTTATATATTAGAAAATAATGTATAATAATCGAGAAAGTGGGGTTAAACATGATTAAAAGCGAATATGGAACATTGAAAACAGCAGTGGAGCCAAATAAAATAAAAACTCAGGTAAAAAGAGAAAATAAAATAATGACACAAGTAAAAAGTGATAAAATAAAAACCCAAGTTAAAGGGGATAGAATAAGAACTCGAAGAATAAAGGAACTCTAGAAATAGGGTTCCTTTTTAATGCAATAAATTGAGGTGATAAAGCTATGTGAAATGTGATAGAAATAAACTTAAAGATATACTTAAGGTTAATTTAAATACTTTAAAGCAGATAGAAAGAAGAAACAATCTACAGATAAGACTTAAAAAGATTGGTTATGATCTCGTAGATAAGCACAAAGAAAAAAATAAGTATATCTATGAGATAAAGAAAACTACTGATGAATCATACAAGAAACTTAAAAGTATAATCAGCAGTACTTATAACTCTAATAGAGCAGATAAGTTTGTAACCTACTTTAATATAAGAACATTAGAAGAACCTAACACAGTAAGAGATATTGCAACAGCATCTGATGTTACAGAAAAAACAATAATAAAGTGGGATAATACTCTCCAAGATAAAAGAATACTTTCAAAAGATGGTTATTACTACTTTAGATTATGCAAAGATACTAGAGAAGTACAACAATGCACTATAGAAGAATACAAATCTTTCTGGAAGAACAAAGCTTATATAAATGCTTTTTATCAACTCCAAAGCAAATACATGAATGGAGAAATAACACTTACAGAGTTGCGGTTAGCTTCAGGAGAAATAGCTGTAATAATAAGTACTATAGAAAATAAGTATTACTTCAAGGTTAAAAAATATAAAGTTAATAAGGAAAATGAGTTATACATGGAAACTAAGAATTTAATAGATGAAATAGAAACTAGAGCATTGGAATAACAGTACAAGTTATTGTTATCTTACCAATGTTCTTTTTGTTTTAATGGAAAGAAGGGTGTTAGCTAAATGCTTAAAACAGACAGAAATGGTTTAATGAAAATACTTAATATTAATAAAAATGCATTAAAGCAAATTGAACGCAGAAATACATTAGGAAAAAGATTAAATCTTAAAGGTTATAAACTTTTAGCTAAAGATAAAATGGGATTAACCAATGTCTATTATATTGAAGAATATGAATTTATAGAAGACAAACCTAGTAATAAAGCGATTATGACTAAAAAAGAAAAGAGAAGGATATATAGAAAGAGATATGAGAAAAAGCACAAAGAACAAGTTAAAGAACGCAGAAGAAAATACAGCAGAACTAATAGTTTTATAAATTCAACAAAAATATATCAGAACAATAGGCGAGCAAGAGAAAAATACAATCAATATAATAGCATAACACTAGAACAATGGAAAGAATGTTTAAGATTTTTTGATAATAAATGTGCATACAGTGGCGAACAAAAAGAAGATGATCGATTATCATTAGATCATGTATTAGCATTAAGTAATGATGGTGATAATTTAATTTATAATGTAGTGCCAGCAATTAATAAATATAATATAAACAAAGGTGAAAAACTATTTTTGCCATGGTATAAAAAACAATCTTTCTTTAGTGAAGAACGTCTTAATAAAATATATGAGTGGCAAATATATGCTAAAAATAAATTTAAACAAAAGGGTACATTTTAAAGGTATAACTACAAGGTATATATTAATACATATACTGTAGTTTACCCCGAAAAATGAACCCTTTTTATAATGCTATTTATATTAATTCATATATACTTATTAGCTTATATAAGAAGGTATTAAATTAGATGATTAATTATATTAGAAAGTATTTAAAGACTTTCTATGGACTTAATAGATAAGTAAAAACACAGTATATTAATATGTAATCCATATAAATAAAACTGTAAATATGTAAGTAAATGAAATGAGGTGATATTATGATAATAACAGATAAACATATACAGGCAATTAATCTAATATTAATGGGAAACCTTACGAATGCTAATATTGCTAAAACTGTAGGAGTATCAGAAAAGACAATTTATAATTGGTTAGATAACAAAGATTTTAAGGTTGAGCTTCAGAAACGTACAGATGAATTAAATTCACAACAAACCGAAGAAGGTAGAAGACAAATATTAGGTTTGCTACCATTAGCAATTAGTAATATAGCCGAGATAATGGCTGATAAAGACAATCCTAAGTTCTTTGAAACAAATAAGTATATTGTTGATAGAAACCTTGGCAATACCACAACCAAGATAGAACAATCATCTACAGGCGATAATAATAAGACTCCAGTAAGCATAACTGATATGCTAGAGCAAGTGCAAAAGGATAATGTTATTGAGTTGCCTAAAGATAAAGCTAAATAGTATGGTATCAAAAGGTATACTTTTCAATACTATAGAAATGCTTATGTAATTAATGGGTTTAAAGAATATAAAATAATATAAAAAGGTATCGAAATATTGTGTTGACATTACGATACTATAAGAGTAAGATAAAGTTATAGAGAATAAGAACATGATAGGGGCATATTCTAAATTACAGAATCTCAAAAACCTGTCACTAAGCTCTATAAAATTTTATTATATTTTTTAAACTGGGGGTATTGAAATGCTATATTTTGCTTATCACAGAACTTCAACACATGAACAACACTTAGATAGAGGTATTAAAGAAATTAATGAGTTTATTACTAAAGAAAATATTAGTTTAATAAATGAGATTTATACAGATAAACAAACAGGAAAGAATTTTAATCGACCATACTATGATAATTTGATTAAAGATATGGATCTTGTTAAAAAAGCCAATCCCAATGAATGTATTGCATTAATAGTTACTGAACTAGATAGATTGGGTAGAAATAAACAACTTATTTTAAAAGAAATTAGGAAAATGAAAGATAATGGTATTAGACTAATGGTTTTAGAGATACCAACAACTCTTATTGAGTTACCTAAAGATTCTAATATAGCCAATATGATAATGGAGACTATAAATAATATGCTTATTGAAATGTATGCTTCATTTGCTCAGGCTGAAATAGAAAAAAAAGAGAAGAGACAAAGTGAAGGCATTGCTGCTAAAAAAGCTAGAGGTGAATGGGATGATTATGGTAGGCCAAGAGCATTAGATTTTAAAGAATTTGTTAAGGAATATAAACGAGTTCTTGATGGATCTATTAAACCTACTGAATGCATGAAACTTTTAGATATTACTAAACCAACTTATTATAGATATAGAAAAGAATATGAAGCAAATAAATAATTATTAGCACTTAGAGTTTATCTAGGTGTTTTTATTGTGGGGTGAAATATATGTGTGAACATAAATGGATATTTCAAGAATCAGTTTATAATTTTGAATATGGAAGAGGACCTTCAGGACAGGACCATTATAAAAGAATAGATACTTATTACTGTGAAAAGTGTATTACAACTAAAGAAGTAACTGCTAAAGATGAATGGAGCAGGGAAAGGCCGTATTGGTGGAAAAATAATTAATCAGAGGTGATAATATGATATACTTTGACAACTTAAAATTTTATACAGAGCTTAAATATGAGGTATATCTGTTAAATAAATACCTCACTAAACATTATGACAGTAAAACATCCAAAGCACTCATGGATGCTAATAATAGTGATTTAGATGAACTCGCAAGGGCACTAGGTGAAATAGATATTGAATTTTTTAGTTTATATTTTATGAGTGATACATTTGTTGTTAAAGATAATAATTTCAATAGAAAGTTAGCGCCTGTGCACTATGAAATGTTAGATTTAGCAAATGATATGTTTATAAGAGATAAGTTTGATAAAGCTTGTGCGTTAGAACCACGTGGAACAGCTAAAACTACAATATTTGATATGACAGCAGGAGTTTATTTACATTGCTATAAGAAAAGTAAATTTACATTGCTAGGAGCTAAAACAGATGATGATTCTACTCAATTTTTGAGTTCAATAAAAAAACAATTTAATGAAAATAAAAAAATAAGAAAAGTATTTGGAAAATTAATAAATCCAAAGGCTATTAATCCTACTACAGGTGAAAGATATAAAATAAACGCAAATGAAGTTGAGTTTACTAATGGCACTTATATAAGAGTAGTAGGTTCAGGAACATCTGTCAGAGGTGCAAATTGGAACGGAGTAAGACCAACCGTTGTAATTGGAGATGACTTTCAAGATAAGAAAAACATACTTACAGAGGATTCCCGAAATAAACAATATAATAAATGGATGACAGAAGTAGAAGAAGTAGGAGATAAAGCTGTTTACAGAGATGGTAAAAAGATTAAATCAGCTACCAAAATAATTTTTATAGGTACTGTGATGCATATAGACTGCTTAGCTTCTAAATTATCAAGGAACACCACATATCATCTTATTTTAAGACGTGCAATACCTTTAGAAGGTGATGAAAGTGTAGATGATATATTTGATTCTGATTTGTGGAAAGAATGCCATGACATTTACTATGATGAAAAAATAATAGATAAAGATGAAAGGCAAGAAAAAGCAAAAACATTTTATGAGGATCATAAAAAAGACATGGAGTTTCCTGTTTTATGGTCTGAAAAATGGAGTTGTTTTGAATTAGCAACTAAATATTGGGAAGATAGAGAAAGTTTTTTTTCTGAATATCAAAATGATGCAAGTTCTATAGGAGAAAAGTGGTTTAAGAGTGTTAGAACTCAAACTAAAGAAGAAATTGAGCAGCATGATTTTACTAAAACTATGCTTAGTGTGGATCCAGCAAGTACTACTAATAAAAAATCAGATAGCACAAATATTATGGTTGGAAGTAAAGCAACTAATGACTTTACCTATATAAGAGATATAATCCATAGAAAAATGACTTTTAATCAATATTGTGAAAAAGTTGTTGAAGTGCTTGAAAGAAATTTAGATGTTACTCATATTAATGTTGAAAAAAACACTTATCAAGGCGCTGATGTAATTAAGATTAAAGAATTAATTGCAGTAAGTGAAATACTTAAAGGTAAAAAATATGAGTGGATTAATGAAATGCAGAAGAAAAATAAAGACGAAAAGATTAGTACAATAGTTGATGCTGTTAATAACGGTCAAATTATTATTGTATCTGATTGTGAAGATAGTAAAGTTGCTATAGAAGAAATAGAAGAGTTTCAAGGTCAATTATATTCAGTTCATGATGATGCACCTGATAATTTAGCAGAGTTAGAAAATAAAATAAAAACTATTAAAGTAAGAAAAAAATTAAGAATTGGTTCTATTGATCAAATTTATGGATAAGGAGGTTTGTGATTATGGATGATAAAGAATTAGAAATAATTAAAAGGTGCTATCTAGATTATAAAAGCAATTATGATTACTATGATAAAATAAATGCTTACTATTACGGAAATACCGATAGTCTTAGTAAATTTAAGCCTATGAAAGGTAGAAGTAATCTTAAAGTATTTACTAATTTCGTACAAAAATTAGTAGATGAAGAAGCACAATATAGTTTTGGCAATAATATTACTTATACTTATAAAGATAATAATCCTCAAGTACCTAAAGATATAAATTATTATCTTAAAAATAATGTGGCCGATCATGATTTGAATTTGGCAATAGAATTAATAAAGTATGGTTTAGGTTATGAACTTTCTTATTTAGATGAAAATTTAGAATTTAAAAACAAAATAATCACTCCATTAGATGGTTACACATATTTCAAAGGTGATAAATTAAAATATTTCTTACATATACACTCAAATCAGTTTAATGATGAGGAATATATAGATGTTTATACTGATGAAATGATATATTATTTTGATTCTAATTTTGTAGAGGTTGAAAATCCTAAATCACATCCATTCGGAATAGTACCAGTTGGAATTGGCAAGGTTGGTGGAAAAACCTACACTGAAAAGAATGGATATATAGAGGGTGATAAGACTATCTATAGGACTATAAAGACTTTACAAGATGCTTTTGAAACTAATTTAAGTGATATGGTGTCAGAAATAAGTGATTTTAGAAATGCAATATTGAAACTATATGGAATTGAAACGGAAAATGAAACAGACAAGGATGGAAATGTTGTTTTAGATGATGATGGCAATCCTAAGCAAAAGCAGCCTGTTATTAGAGGAAATTCTGTATTATTTTTTGGAGATAAGAAAATTGAAGATGCAGAATGGTTGATTAAAAATATTAATGATACTTTTATAAAAAATACCAGGGATGATGTTAAAGATTTAATATACACATTAACTTCTCATATAGACTCTAATGAGAAAATGGTTAGCAATCTTAGCGGGATGGCCCTTAGAAGTAGACTCCAAAATCTAGAGGCTAAATGTTCTATGAATGAAAAGGCTATGACAAATATTATAAGAACTAGGCTAAGATGTTTATTTAAATATTTATGGACCATTAAAGGTGATAATTATGATTCTAAATTAATTCATATAGAATATACTCCTAAGGTTCCAGTTGATGAAGCAACTATAGCTCAAATAATTTCTCAACTTCCGCAAGGACTTGTTTCAAATGAAACTTTAAGATCATGGCTGCCTCGTATTAGTAATCCAGTTACTGAAGGTGAAAAAGTTAAAAAAGAACGACAAGAAGATTTAAAAAATGAATTAGATCTTGATAAGGTAGTTGGTGCAAATGAGTAAGAAACTTACTAAAGAACAACAACTTTATATCGATAAGCAATTAGAATTTACTGAAGAGCTATATAATAAAGCTGATGAACAGTTAAAAGAAGTTTTTAAGCAACAATTAAGCAATAGGAATGAAATACTAACAGAGATAGCAAATACCATGTTATATTATAATATTGCAGACAGTAAATTAGCTATTAGTATTGCTGAAAAGAAGAAATTAAAAGAAAAGTTAAGCAAAGTAATTAGAGATAAAATTCAAGAAGAATTAGGAAATGAAACTAAGTTAACTGATGAAATTTTAAAATCTACTGGCAAAGAGAAATATAATATTAACAACTATCTACATGATATAGGAATGAATGTAAGTTGGGATATTAAGCCTGTAGATGATACAACTTTAAAGGATGTAATTAATGCTAAAGTTGAAAATGAAATTTGGAGTGACAGGCTTTGGAATAACAAAAATGACCTTCAAAAGGACCTGCAATTAGAAATTGATGATTTCCTTAATGGAAAAACTAGTGTAAATGAAATAGAAGCAAAAATAAAGAAAAAGTATAATTCAAATGCATATAATACTAAGAGATTAATACAGGATAACATTTGCAGAGTTCAAGAAGGAATTAATAATGTTTGGCAGCAAGAACACAATATAAAATATGTCTTATACATGGCTACTTTAGATGGTCATATATGCGCTAATTGTGCTCAATATGATGGAAAGCCCTTTGAATTAGATAAAAAGCCTGTAGAAATACCTCAACATCCATTTTGTAGGTGTTGTTATACAAACATACCTAATGCTGATTGGCGACCTAAAATGAGGCTTGATAATGAAACTAAAGAAAAAATTAATTGGCAAAGCTATGAGGAATGGCATAAGAATTATATAGAAAATAACCATAAAAGACTTGCTAATGAAAAAATGATTAAAAATAAATCATCTGATAGAAAGCAATATGAAAAATATAAAGAAATTTTAGGAAAAGAAGTGCCTAAATCTTTTGATAAGTTCCAGAAGTTGAAGTATAATAATACTAATGAATGGGAATTATTTAAAGATTATACTAAATCAAGATTAAGTAATATGATTTCAGTATTTAGTTCTTTTGATGATTATAAAAAATATAAAATGATAATTAATAAAGAAATAGTAGGATTAAAAACTGTAAATGGGATTAAAATCAAGTCACAAAGCAAACATTTTATAGAGAGAGTACTTGGAACATCATTTGATCCTGAAAAGAAAAGGCCAAGGGAAGGTATTGAAGCAGATGATATATTAAAAACATTGACAAATCCATTAAAAATAAAGGAAGAACCTAAGAAAAATAGTCATAAATTTATTGGAGAAAAAATAACAATAACGGTAAACCCTAATACAGGTAATTTAATTCAATGTAATCCAACAGATAGTGATTTAGTGAGGAGGTTAAAAAATGTATAAAATTATACTAAGTAAATCATTGTATGATTATATGACTGATAAACTAGAGGATAATTTGAAAAATAAAATAAAAGATATTAGCTATAAAAATGACAAGGTTGACTTTTATTTAGATGTTGATACTAAATTAGATATAATGGAGTTTGTAGAAGATAAACAATTAGAAATAGGATTTGTAAATGAAGATTATTTAAATGATGATGGAGAAAAGCTTCAAAAAATATATGATGAAATTTATTATCAAACAAACTAGAGCACTTACTTAGAAAAATGAGTAGGTGCTTTTATTATGCAAAAATTTAAGGAGGAGGTAGAAAGATATGCATCATTATATTACAAAATATTGTGAGAATGGAAAAAGATATGCAGAAGCTTGGATACAAATAAATCTATTTGGATACTGCTTTTGCGTATTGAAAAGAAAAATTATAATTTAGGAGGAATTGAAAAATGAAAGAATTAAGTACAATCCAAAAGAGAGAAAAATTAAATACTGTTAATATAAAAGGTGAGGTGGGTCCAGGAGGTGCTTATCATAAATATAATATAATATCTAATGATAATGGAATATTACTTGGAAGTGTGCAATTTCAAATGGGTCCTAGAAATGAAACTAATTCAATAGCCGGAGTGATTGATTCTGATTTACTTGAAATAGTAAGAGATAGATTACAATGTTTTCAAACTGGGCCATTTAGTTCAAGGGAAAATGCAATTGCACTAACTCATATTGAAGAAGCTTTAATGTGGATGAACAGAAGGGTAGAAGATAGAATTGAAAGAAATGTATTGGGAAGGAATGAGAAATAATGAAGTATAGAAAGAAACCAGTAATTATTGAAGCATTTAAGTATGATGGTGATTTTCAAAATAGAAAAGGTAAATATTATATTCCAAAGTGGGGTATTGAAGCTAATAAAAATGGAGTATTATTTTTTGATGGTCCAATTCTTAAAATAAAAACTCTTGAAGGCGATATGGTGGCGAATGTGGGTGATTATATAATTCAAGGCATTAATGGAGAACTCTATCCATGCAAACCATATATCTTTGAAAAAAGTTATGAAGTAGTTAAGTCTTAGCAATAAGGCTTATTTTTATGCTCAAATTTAAGCTTGTGGGCGTATTTAGTGAATTATATATTACAAAAATAAATTGTGTCTTAGGGCGCTTAAAACGGTCTAGGGGATAGGAGGAAATATGTTTAAGAAAGAGTTATTAAAACTTACTGAAAATATTGAAGATGAGGGTTCAGTTGATGAAGTCTTATCACAAAGTGATTTTGCAAAGTCACTTTTAAGTAGTGGCTTAACTTTAGATGCATTTAAAGGAAAAGAAAATGATATGGAATTTAAATCTTATTTAGATTCTATTAAGGACACACATTTTACAAAAGCATTAGAAACTTGGAAGGCTAACAATTTAAATAAAATGGTTGAAGCTGAATTACTAAAGAGAAATCCAAGTAAAACTCCAGAACAACTAAAGCTAGAAGAAATGGAACAAAGACTTAATGAGTCAGAAAAGCAAAGAAAATTAAGTGATCAAAAGTCAAGAATAAAGAGTGATGAATCTTATAAAGGAATTGATTCAAAAATAATTGATTTATTAGTTAATGAAGATGAAGAAATTACAAAGGCAAATTTAGCTCTTTATGTTGAAGGTAACAAACCTTTTATACAATCAGAAATTGAAAAGAGATTAAAAGATAACCAATATACTCCACCAAGTAATGAATCTGATAAGGCAAAACAACTTGAACAAGATGTATATAAAGCTTTTGGTCTTTAAAAAAATAAACATAAAAAGAGAGGATGATTAAATCATGGCAAATACAATACAATATGCACAAATTTTTCAAAAGGCATTAGACAAACAAATATTAGCAGCGGCTACTTCTAATTGGATGGAAGCTAACGCAGGACAAGTTATTTATAAAGGTGGAAATACTGTTAAAATTCCTAAACTATCTACTAATGGATTAGGGGATTATGATAGATCAAATGGATATGCAGGTGGGGCAATTACTTTTGAATATGAAACTAAAACTATGACTCAAGATAGATCAAGAAGTTTTTTACTTGATTCAATGGATGTTGATGAAACAAATTTTGTATCAACTGCTGGAGCTGTAATGAGTACATTTCAAAGCGAAAATGTTATTCCAGAAATTGATGCCTATAGATATAGCTCATTAGCACAACAAATAATGGCTAAGGAAAAAGCAACTTATGGTTATACTGCAGATGCTACAACAATTATGAATACTTTAAAAACTGAAATAGATACAATAAAAGATGTTACAGGGGATGTAAATTTAGTGTGTTGTATCTCTAGACTTGTATTAAGCTTATTAGAACAAGGAACTAGACTTGAAAAGGTTCAATTTACAAGTGGAGATATTGTTACTGAAGTAAGTTCAATTGATGGAGTTCCATTATTACCAGTTCCATCTGCAAGAATGAAAACTAAATATATCTTCAATGATGGTAAGACTTCTGGTCAAGAAGTGGGAGGATTCAAGGCAGCTGATGATGCTAAAGATATTAACTGGATTATTACTCCAAGAATAGCTCCAATAGCAGTTTCAAAAACTGATAAACCTAAAATCATTGATCCAGAATCAAATCAAGATGCAGATGCATGGAAGATTGCTTATAGAAAATATCATGACTTATGGATTACAGGTGAAAAAATAAAAGCATCACATGTAAATATTAAACAGGCCAAGGCATAGGAGTGATTGAATGATAAAGCTTGAAAATATGAATGTTCAAAAGATTGTAAGTACTGAGGAACAGGCTGAAAAGCTTGTTTCTTTAGGTTTCAAGATAGTTGAAGAAAAAACAGAAAATAATGATGTGGAAAACTTCAATCAAGAAGAATTAATAAATATGACAATGGATCAGTTAAAGAATATTTGCAAAGATAATAATTTAGAAGGATATAGCAAGTTAGGAAAAGATGAATTGATTAATTTTATAATAAATAATTTAAGAAAGTAGGTGATATGCCTATGGAAAAAGATTTGGATAAAGACCAGGAAAAAGCTATTTTTATTATAAAAAAATATCTTAAAGTATTTAATAATTCTAAATGGACTAATGAATATATTCTAACTAATTATTCATTTGCAGTAGAGCAGCTTATTAAAAATTCTAAAAAAATTGAAAAGACTAAAGAAAGCGTTGGAGTTATATCACAAAGTCAAGGTGATAGAAGTACTACTTTTATGGATAATATTGAAGCTTGGGTGATAACAGAAGATATTAAGGCTTTATTGCCTAATCCAATTAATTTTAAGGTGTGGTGATTATGTACTATGATAAAGAGATAAATATTTATACCTATAGTCCTTATGAAGATGAACACAGAATAACAAGAGATGGCTATATAAAAGCAACTAAAGAACCTTATTTAGTAGATATACAACCATATTCTACTGAAAAAGCTAAGAAAGATTATGGTTATGATATTAAATGTACTAGAAGAATGTTTAGTGATGCTTATAGTGAAATTACAGAGGACTGTATTGTAGAATACAACAATAAATACTATAAAATTGAAGCGATACCTTGGGATGATGATTATCTCGAGGTTTTATTAAGTGAAACTAAAGACGTAAATATTATTGAAACTGAGATAGTAAACAATGAGTAGTACATTTGGATTTAAAGAGTTTATTAATAAAATAAATATAACTCAAAAGCAAATGAGCAATGTTATTAATGAAACTTTAGAAGAATCTGCAACAGAGTGCGTAGCAGAAGTGCAAGCAAGAACTCCTGTAAGGACAGGAAATTTAAGACGGTCATGGAATCATGGTGAGGTAGAAATAGAAAACAATACTCATTACATTGAAATAGGTTCAGCATTAGAGTATGCTCCAGCAGTAGAAAATGGATATAAGCAAGATGTAGGGAAATATATTCCTGCTATTGGAAAGAAACTTGTAAAAGAATATGTACCAGGTAAATATATGTTGCGGGATTCTTTAACTATAGCTAAAGCAGACTTACCAAATAAATTAAAAGCAAAGTTGAGTGATATTAAGTGATAAGATATGTGGATTTATTATATAGTATAAGCAAAACATTAAGAGAAAATTACCCAAAAGCAACAATTAAGATAGATAAAAAGAAAAGTGAAGAAGAAATTAAAAATGGTCTATTTTATGTGACCATATCTCCATTAAATAGTAAGACCTTTTTTAATTTAAGAAAAAAATTATTAAATGTGTATATTGAATTTGTGGAAGAAGTTAAAACCCAAGAAAGCTCTTTAAATAAGATTGATGAATTAACAGAATTGTTTGATGAAAGCATATATGTTAACAATAGAACATTACCAATATTAAATAAAGAGCCTAAAGACACAGATGATAATGTAATTTTAATGTTTACGCTTAATTATTTTGATGGAAAAGCTGAACCTATTCCAGAAACTCCAGATGCAACTTATGATAAGCTTATGGGGATTTTAAAATTAAATATTATTGATTAAAGACTAGTTATAACTGGTCTTATTTTTATGCACAAAATTAGAAAGGAGAGATGTATATGGCAACAAGTAATACTATGCATGGTACTAAATTTACAGTACAGGCATTAGCAGAGACAGCCAATATTAGAGCAAAGCATGGAGTGCTTTTTCTAATTCTAGATGATCCAACTGTAACTCCAGGAGTATATCAATATTCCAAATTAAAAAAAGTTGTTGAAAAATATGAAGAAAAGAATAAATCTCTTATAAGTACAATTTTCGCTGATTATGGAGTTAAAACATTAATAGTATCTGTTGGACACGCTGAAAGCGGATTAACTGGTTCTCTAGATAAATCATTATCATTACTTAATAAAGTAAATGAAAATGGATGGTTGGCAGTACCACAAATTAAAACAGATGAGGATAAAAAGAAGGTAGCAGATTTTATTAAATCTCAAAGAAAAGAAGAAGACTATCAAATAAAAGCTGTACTCTACAATTATAAAAGTAATTTTGAAGGGATAGTAAATTTTACTGGAAAAGACTTAGGGGATATTTCTCCAGAAGAATATACAATACAAACAGCAGCTACATTATGTACTTTGGGCGCAAATGAAGCTGTTACAAACCACATTGCAAAGAATGTAAAAAGTTGTGATGTGAAAGTAGACAACAATGAGTGTGTATCTAATGGGGAATTATTTTTATATAACAATGGTACTAACATTGTTTACTCAAGAGGTGTAAATTCACTTGAAGTTATCGAAAATACACAATCAGAAGCATTATCTAAAATAAGAATTGTTGAAACTATGGATCTTGTGAAATCAGATTCTAATAAAATATTTGAATCACACTATTTAGGCAAAATAGGAAACTCATATAAAAATAGAAAAACATTGATAAATGAGCTGAACTCTTATTTAAGAACTTTAAGTAATGAAGGTTACTTAAGTAATGATGAAGAATCTTTTGCTGAATTAGATGCTGAAGCTACTAGAAAATATTTAGAAAGTAAAGGCATTAATACTGATGAAATGAAAGATGAAGAAGTTTTAAAAGCTAAAACAGGAAGTTATGTATTTATAAAAATTACATTAAAAATTATGGATTGTATTGAAGACATTCATATTTGTCTACAATATGAAACTTAGAAAGGAGTGAATTGAATGAGCCAACAATTAAATCCTTATGATGTTGTTAGAACCAATAAGGGGTACATGAAAATAAATGGTATTGAATTAGCTGAATTAAAAGAATGTGAAATTAGCGTTGAACCTAATACTAAGAACTTGCCATTAATGAATAGTGCTACAGATGCAGAAGTGACAATGAGTTACAAATGTACTATAGCATTTAAACTAAATAAAAGATACAGCAGATTTAAACCAGCAATTTTAGAAGCTGCTAAAAAGCTACAAAATTTTGTCTTTGATTTTGAAGCTACAAATTATACTCCTAATGGAGAAGAAGAAGAGAGTATTGCTATAACAAAAGCATGGATAAAAGGGAAAACAGTATTAATGAAATTAGCAAGTGAAAATGATTTTGGAGAAGATAGTTTTGAAGCAGGATTCATGATTGAGAATAGTAATTATACTAATATTATAGATGATGGAGAAGATTGGTAGAGCATTAGATTTAGCTCTACCTTTAAATTTATTAATGGAAGGATGATTATACATGGCATTGTTAACTATAGAAGATATTATATCTAAAAAAGAAAATGTGAAAGAAGAAGGAAAAGAACAAAAAGGTCTTATATATTGTGAAAAATTTGGTGGAGAATTTGAAGCACATAGTTTAAGTAAAGGCGATTTAGCGGATGTTAGAGCAGAAATGAAGAAAGATCCTAAAAGAGGAACCTATAAAATGATATATATGAGTATAGATATGTTAAGAGAAAAGGAATTATTAGAATCTTATGGGTGTGGAACTAACTCTTTAAATATAGTAGAAAGATTGTTTCCTAGAGAAAATCAAATTTTGGCAATAACAGAACTTTTAAATAAATTAAATGGATTAAGTAGACTAGATCCTAAAGAAATTTACTTAAAGGTGAGTGAAGAAACAAAAAACTAATAATGTCCGAAGATGGTAAAGAGCTAGATATAGAACTTTATATGATGGCTTATTATCTTCAACATGGACATAATTTAAAAGAATTATGCAATTTAACTGAATTAGAAAAGATTTTTATGACACAAAGTATGTTGTTAATGAAAGAAGAAGAAACAAAAAATAATATAGCATTAGCCGAATATACAGGAAAATTAGCTAATCCATATGCAATAAAGAAATAAAGGAGGGAGGTTTATGGCAGATAATATATTAGGTGGTAGATTATCTTTAGAAGATGGATATTCTAGCGCATTACAAAGGTTTGCTAATGGAGTATTAGCATCAGAAAATAAGTTTGAACAATTTGCAAATAGCGTTATAAATAGCAATCAAAGAATAGCTAATGATACTACAAAAACTTCCCAACAAATAGATAAAATAGCACAAAAGTTTATTCAAAAAGGTGATAGTGTAGCTGATGCTATCAACAAGGCTAATGATAAGGTTAAAGAAAACCAAGAAAAGACAATAGAAGGATTAGCACAGAAATATATTAAATTAGGAATGACTATACAAGATGCATATTCTAAAGCTCAAAGTGAATCTAATAATATATGGAATGGTGGAGGATCTAGTACTGGTGGTCCAGGAGGTTCTGATGGATTTAAAGATTTTGCAGAATCTTTTTTAAATAGTGGATTTGCAGGAATAGTAGGAAAGCTTGGTCTTATTGGAGCAGGAATTACTGCAGGAATTACTACAATGAAAACTATGAATAACTGGATGGAACAGGGATTTGGAATACTTAATAAAGTATCAGATGGTCTTTTTTCTTATGAAGGTGTTAAAAATGCAATAGAAGAATCTATGGACTTTGAAACAGGTAGAATGAAGCTTGATTTATTCTATGGTGATGAACAAAAAGGATTAGAAGCATATCAAAAAGCTACTTATGAAGCGAATAAAACTTTTGCAAGCGAAACAGATACAGTTGATATTATGGCTAAAATGGGTCAAATGAGTGTAACACTTTCAGAAGACCAATTAGAAAAATTTCTAGATGTAGCAGGTACTAGAGATGAAGTTGATACAAGTCATATAGGATTAGCAGTTAAAGAAGCTATTGAAGGTAGAATTGCTATGTTACAAATGTATGGTATTAACAATAGAAATTTAAAGTCTTATTATGATGGACTTAAGAAATCTAATCCAGAAGAATATAAAGCTTTAAAAGGAGCATTAAGTAAAAAAGGTTCAGCAGGTAATCCACAAAAATATGTTAATTTGCTTACTGGTTATATTGAGCAATCTCCAATGAATGGATATGCTGAAACATATGCTAAAACTGTTAAAGGTAAGATGGAGAGACTAGAAGGTGTATGGGGTAAATTAAAAGCAGAAATAATGGGGATTGATACTAATACTGGTACTGCAAAAGAGGGTGGTGTATTTTCTGCTATTGCAGAAATGGTTGACGGATTAAAAACTAAATTAGAAGATCCTAAAACAATAAGTGGATTAGAAACTATAGGAAATGCATTTGGTAGTGTGTTTACTTCTATTTCTAATGCATTTAGTAAAGCGTTAGAACCAGATACAATAAACAAAGTAGCTGATTCAATAGTTAAAATTGGTAATGCATTAGCAAGTTTAATTAATAATTTTGTTGAAAGTGGTCAATTGGATAATCTGATTGAAAAACTACCTATTTTAGTAGAAAAAACACTTGGAAATGAAGTAATAAATAAAACTACAGATTTTCAAGTTGGAGCAGATATTGCTCAAGGAAATTGGTTAGATGCTACTGGCGATTGGTTTAGTGGAAAATTAGATTGGGTATATAATGCTTTAGGAATAAAAACCGATTATGGAATACTTGGAAGTAAAGGAACTAAAATGACAGCAGAAGATAGACAAGAAAAAAATAAAAATGATCTAGATTGGTTGAACAATAAATTTGGAATTCCTAAATGGCTTTTATACAGTGATAATCCTATGATGAGTCCTAAGCTATTAACTGATGCAAATGCAAATACTGCGATAGATAAAAATAATAAGTTATCAGATGATGAAAAAAGTAAATTAAAATATGAGATAAATAATGATGATAAGGCTAAATATAATATAACTATTCATAAAGTAGAAGCTAATAATTTTGATGAGATAATGAACTCTATAAAAGCAGCTCAAAAAAATAGAAAGTAGGTGATTTTATGGCACAATATGCACTAAATGATTCACAAATAGTAATCACTACATTGAAACATTATGAAAATATGAATGGCTTAAGAGTTGATAGTGATAATTCTAAACCAGTAGAAGAAAGAGTTATTCTTTTGCCAGTGTCACCTAGTGATTTAATGTTTGATGAAAGTTCAGACAGCCAAACATTAAAATTAATGAATTATGGAGAGATACCTATTAGTATAAATAGAAAATTGGCAAAATGGTCAATATCCTCTTTTTTCCCAAAGAGGAGTAATAAAGCTTATTATAATAAAAATAAAGCTAATTCTATATGGAAATATCCTTTTGACTTATCTAGTGGTACAGAAGATCCGTATACTTTTTATTGTGCGACATTATTAGAATGGAAAAACAAACAAATACCATTAGTATTTATGTTTAATACTTGGGGGAACTATTATTATTGTCAAATAACTAATTTTAAATATGGTAGAAAAGATGGAATAGGAAATGTATATTATGACCTACAATTTCAAGAATATAAAAAAATAAGTTTAGAAACTGGAGAAAATGGAACAACAGATTATCCATCTAATATTTATTATCCGGAATCAGGTGAATCTATACAGGATATGGCAAAAAAAATATATGGAAGTTCTGAATATTATAAAACAATAATGAGCTTAAATAATCTTACTACTCCTGCAATTATAGCAGGAAAAGGCTATAAGATAAGATGATTGACAAAACCTTCTAATAATATACAATTATAGTATATACTGTTTAGGGGGATATACATGGACAATAATAATATTGAAAAAAACGACATAATAAGAAAAATCAAATTATCAGGAGAAAATATTGCTACTGTGTTTAATATTGTTGCAATAATAATGATAATTGGAATGATTGGCTCTTTTTTAACTGGAAATATAGGAACAGCAATAGCATTGGTAGTTGGATCTATTTCTATTTTTATATTAGGTTTAGCTGTTAAAGCCTTATTTGGTTGTATTTCTATTATAGCTGAAAATACAGAGAAACAAGTAGAACTACTAGAAGAAATGCGTAAAAATAAATAGAAAAATTTTTAAACACTTAGGAAATCCTAGGTGTTATTTTTATACTTAAATTTAAGGAAAGGAATATTACATATGGAATTAAGCGTTTATATTTATGAAAATGATGGTACTTTTAGAATTTTAAATGATTTAATTACAAATGTAAAATACACTTGTAGTTTAGATAAAATAGCACAACAAGTAGATGTAACATTAGCTTATGGAATTTATAGTGATTTACCTTCTCTTTATATAGAACCAGGACAAAAAATAGAGCTCTATGTTGGCAGTAGAAATATTTTTAAAGGTAAAGTAATAACTTCTAATTTAAAGGCTGATAAAGAAGAACTAGAATTAACTTGTTACGATTTTATCTGGTATTTAACTAAATCTAAGGTTGTCTATAATTTTAATAATATAAGTGCTTTTGATGCTGTATGTAAAATTTTCAATGATTTAGAAATTCCATATTCATTACCTGGAATCCTAGGCGGGCCTAATGGGGAAGGAGCTTCAATTAATATAGAACATCTAGTTAAAAATAAAAGTGCTTACGATGCTTGCATGATGATCGCCACAGAAGTTCATAATCAATTTGGGATTTATTATTATATGTTTATGGATGTGGCAGGAAATGTAAATTTAATGGAATGTGATAGATACTGGAGTAAGCAAACAATTAGACCATGTAGTGATCCTTCTTTAGCTAATCCAGATGGAACACTTATAGCTTTATCCTATAGGAATGATATGTCAGATATGGTTACAAGAGTTCAATTATTCGATAGTAAAGGTAATGCTGTAGATATAGAAACTGGAGAATCTGCTGAAGGTGATGATGATGAAGGTGGTGAAGAATAATGGCTAAGTCTCCTGAACTTGAACATATGAGTATTGGAAAAGCACAAACACTAGGAACTAAAAAAGTAAATGAATTATTAGGATTAAAGAATTTAACAGATGAAACAACTGGAGAAGAAGCTAAGGCAATTAATAATACTTTAACAGCTCCTAGTGGCATTATTAAAAAATATGGACTTATACAGGATATTATTTTTAAATCTAAAAAAGAAGACCCAACTTTAAAAGCTAAAAGAATATTAAATGAGAACTGCAAGCCTAAAGAAACTATAGAAGTAGAATGTATTGGAGATATAGACTATAGAGTGGGTTTTGGAGTTCATTTAGTTGCGCCATTTTTAAAAGGATATGAAGATTGTTTTATGTATATAAAAGAGGTAGAGCATGAATGGAAATCTAATAATTTATTTATAAGTAAACTTACATTAACACCATCACGTGTTATGGATGAAATGGAATGGACAGATTTATATGAGGACGAAGATGAAGAAGGAAATTCAGCTTCAAGTTCTGCTTTATGGGAAAAAATTTATTCTGTTTTAAAACAACAAGAAGGCAAATCGTATGTTTGGGGTGCGCATGGACCAGATACATTCGATTGTAGTGGCCTAGTAGAATATTGTTATAATCAATATAAAGCAGAATTAGGACTAACACTTGGTTGGACTACTTATGAGCAATGTAAACAAGGAACTGAGGTTGATAAAAATAGTAAAGAGAGTTGGGAACCAGGAGATTTATTATTTTGGATTGGTAATGGTAGTTATCCAGAACCAGCTCATGTTAGTGTTTATATTGGTGATAATAAAATGCTTCATGCCCCAAGAACTGGAGATGTAGTAAAAACTGTAGATGTTACAAGAACAGATATTTATTCTGTTAAAAGGGTAATACCAGCAAGTAAAACTGGGTATGCAGATATTAATATTGAAGGTGTTCCAGATGAATATGCGGGTAATTTAACTGCGGTTGAAGGTAATTGCAATACATTTATTTCTAATATGAGCAAATATAATTTTAAAGATATTATTATAAATAAATCTAATGCATATAAAATAGATGCTTATGTTACTGCTGCAATTATTGCGATAGAAAGTGAAGGAAATCCTTATTGTGGAGGTTCATATTATGGATTAATGCAAGTAAGTGGAGGTTCATCAGACCCAGCTAATAATATAGAGCAGGGATTAAAAGAATATAAACAAAAAATGAGTGCTGTTGGTGTTCAACCTCATGTAATATTTTCTGCTTATAATAGTGGTGAAGGCACAGTACTTAATGCTTGCAAGCAAAATGGATATAATACATCAACTGTAACAGTTAAACAATTAGGAGATGCTTTATATAGTTATGTGAAGGCAAATAATTCAGACTGGGATCCAAACGAAAAGAAATATTATGCTTCAAAAGTATTAAAGGCCTACAATATATTAAAAACTAAAAATGCATTAAAGTAAAAGGGGATGATATGATGGCTTCATCATTTGATGAATTTTGGAATGTTATAGATAATCAACAAAAAAAGAATATGATTGATGAACCTTTTGAAGTTGGAAAAGTAACTTCATTAGACCCTTTAGTTATAGAACTGGAGGGTCTTCCTTTATATAGAAACAATTTATATATAAATCCTTATTTGCTGGCATGGGATGAAGAGGTAAATATAAAAACTAGTATAAATAATGAACATAGTCATACAATTTCAATTATTCAGCACCATTCAAAGTTAAAACTTGGTTCAAATGTTGCTTGCTATGGAATTGGATATGATGAGAGTGGAAAAACATATCAAAAATATTGTGTGTTAGGGGTGATTGGATAATGAGTTTTTTCCCGGAAGATTTTTATAGTAATAAAGCAATGAATAGAACAAAGAAAAAAGAAATTAAATTATTAAAGGATTATGCAATAAATCTTGATACAGGAGAAATATTACTTGATGAAAATAAAAAAGCAATTATCGTAGAAGGTTTAGATGCAGTGATAGTACAGGCATGGAGAAAGATATACACCAAGAAATTAGATCCTTTTACAGGAGACGGTTACTTAATTTATAGTAAGAATTTTGGAAGTCAACTTCATAAACTTATAGGAAAAAGTAAAAGTAATGGTGATATTTATGCATATCAAATGCTTCATGATTGTTTAGTGGATGGAATTTATGTAACTGGAATAAATAATTTTTCAACTGAATTGGAAAAAAGCTGTTATAAGATAAATTATACTATAGAAAGTATCTATGGAAATAAAGATGATAGCTTTTATGTAGATATAGATTAGGAGGCGATTTGATGGCTTATTATAGAAGCGCTGAGGATATATATGAAGAAATGTTCTTAGGATATACAGAAACTGACACAAATGAAGGAAGTTTGATTTATAACTCTTGTATGCCAGTATGTATTAAATTATCAACTGCTTTATTAGATTTAGATGAAGCTACAAAAAAAGTATTTGCTAGTTCTGCTTTAGAAAGTGGATATTCTAATTATCTAGAAATGAGAATAAAAGAAGTTGGAATAGAAAGAAAGCAACCAACTTATGCCAGTACTAAAATTGATGTAAATGGTTCTCCAAATGCAAATTTAAAGGCAAATAGTATTGCAGGAATTAAAGATAACAGATTATATATAACTCAAAATGATTTAGTATTAGATCAAGATGGATATGGAGAAGTTATTATAAGAGCAGAAAAGCCTGGTAGCAAATACAATGCAAAAGTTAATGAAATAAATTATTTGCCAATAAAATATAATGGGATAACTAGTATTACCAATAAAGAAGCTGTAACTAATGGTTATGACATTGAGAGTGATGAAGATTTATATAATAGATATTTACTAAAGGTACAGACTCCAGCCACTAGCGGGAATGACTACCACTATAAACAATGGTGTTTAGAAACAGAGGGGTGCGGAAGTGCAAAAGTATATCCACTTTGGAATGGTAATGGTACTGTAAAATGTGTTATTTCAAATAGTAATAAAAGAGCTGCCAGTAAAGAGCTGATAGATAAGGTAGCAAAGCATATTGAAGAAAATAGACCTATAGGAGCAACTGTAACTGTAGTTTCTGTAGAAGAATTACTTTTAAATATATCTGTAAGTTTAATTTATAATTCTAAAGAAATTACATTAGATAAGATTAAGGAAAATATAAAAAGTTCTATAGAAGAGTATTTAAAGAAAGTAGCTTTAAATATTAATTATATAAGTATTGCTAAAATAGGAGCTTTAATACTTAGTTCAGATGGTGTTGAAGATTATAATAATTTAACCATTAATAGTAGCGCTACTAATGTAACTGTAAATGACAATCAAATAGCTGTTTTAGGAGAGGTGGTATGTAATGCAACTTAAAGATTATGTACCATCCTTTTTGAGTGGTGATAAGATTTTATCTAAAGTCTATGAAGAACAGCAAAAGCAAGTAGATTCAACTAATGCAGATATACAAAATTTAATTAATCAATGTTTTATTGAAACTGCAACTTGGGGATTAGATACTTGGGAAAAGGAATTAGGAATACAGAATAATATAAATTATAGTTATGCAATTAGAAGAAGTAGGATTTTAGCAAAATTAAAAGGTCAAGGAACAACTACCATAGAAGCGATTAAGAATATATGTAAAAGCTTTGTTGAAGATGTTGAGGTTATAGAACATAATCCAGAGTATTATTTTGAAATAGATTTACTTAGTCATAGTGGATTTCCAAGCGGTTTTGATACTTTGTATGATTCTATAAGAGAAGTAAAACCAAGTCATTTAAATACTAATTATATTTTAAGAGCAATTACAGAAACAGATTTTAGAGTGGTTATGGTTGGTCTACAAGGAGAAATAGTAAGGGTATTTCCGTGGACTCCTAACAATTTAGCTTATAAAACAGATGTTAAAATTCCATTAATGCAACCTAAAAGTTTTGAAAACATTAGAACATATCCAGTAGAGGAGGGATTATAGTGGCAGAAAAATTTTATAGCATACTAACCAATATAGGAAAAGCTAAAGTTGCTAATTCTATAGGGTTAGGTACTAAAATAAACTTTGCAAAAATGAAAATAGGAGATGGAGGAGGTAGCTATTACGAACCAACTGAAAGCCAAACAGACTTAAAACATACCGTTTGGGAAGGAAATATAAATCATGTTGAAGTTGATAAGGATAATCCTAATTGGATACACATAGAAATTATGATTCCAAGTACAGTTGGAGGATTTACTATAAGAGAATATGGAACATACGACAGTGATGGAGACCTTATAGGAATATGCAAATGTGCTGAAACTTATAAACCTGTAATAGCAGATGGTTCTACTAAAGAATTATTACTGGATTTAATACTTTGTGTAGTAAATACAGATACGATTGAATTAAAGGTAGATCCAACAATTATTTTCGCTAAAAAAGGTGAAGTAGAGCAATTAAGAACAGATATAACAGCACAGTTGAAAGATATTGCGAACAAAGTAGATAATATAAAAATTGCAGATGGTACTACAACAACTAAGGGAATAGTTAAATTAAATAATGCTACTAATAGTACAAGTCAAACAGAAGCAGCTACACCATTAGCTGTAAAAACTGCTATGGATAAAGCAAATGAGGCTTTTCAGTATGCCAGTAATGGGAAAAGTCTTATTGCTGGCAAGGTAGGAAATGTTACAGGAAGTAATACACATACAGAGATAGCAAATAGAATACAAGTAGATAAAAATACAGCAGCAGCTAATTTAAATTCTAAGAATGTAAGTGCTAGTGGAAACGAAGCTTTGGCTAGTTTAGTTTCTAAAATAGGAAATATAAGTATAGCGGGAATGGGTGGGAAAAAATGTGTTGTTGGTAGTACACCAGTTGTTTTTTCAGAAGGTAATCATTATTGGAGAACAGATATCACAATAACAGGATTTAATTTTATACCTACTCATATTTTTTCAGTTTTAATATCAAATTTTGAATCAAATAGTAATATAGCGTTATCTATGTCTATTTTTTATAATAACTATTTTATTTTTAATAGAAATGGATCTTATTCAGGAGGAACTATTACAGGTAGCGTTATTGTGCCTAGTTCATCAAATTATGTGGAATATAATAGAGCTGTAATGCCATTTTATTTTCCAAAAGAATATAATGGCAATTATACACTTCAATGGCTTGTCGTTGGGGACTAAAAAAGGAGGAATTAATATGAAAACATTGATAATTTATGATAATGAAGGAAAAATATATTCACAAATGAGTGAGGGATATCCTATTCCCAAAAATGAAGTACAATTTTTAGAAATAGAGATCCCTGAAGGAAAAAGATTTAAAAAGATAGATACGTCTGTAATTCCACACAATATCATTTTAGAAGATATACCAAAAAGCCAAATTGAATTATTACAAGAAGAATTAGCACAAAATACAAAAGAAATTGCTAAAAAGGATTTAGCTATAGAGCAACTACAAAAAGATTTAGCAGATTTAACAAAACAAATAGCTTTAGGAGGTAAATAGTATATGAATTGGTTTGAAAAAGTACAAAGATATTTTTGTTGGGGATGTTACAATAATACAGACGTTTGGGATTTTGTAAGTTATAAGAAAATAACAACAGAACAATATACTGAAATAACTAAAGTAGAATATACAGAAGTAAGACCAGTAGTTTAATTCGCAATAGGATTATAGGATAAATTAAATAACAGGCAATAGATAGGACCATACAGGTCTTTTTTTATTGCTTGTAAACAGGAGGAAAACAATGAATGAAGATCTACAAAAATTTATAATTAGTTGTATGGAACTTGGAAAAGAATTATTAGATAAAGAAAATTTAAGTTCTAAAGAAGAACAATTCCTTAAAAATTTAGATGTAATTACAGATAAATATTTTAATTAGAGAACGTTAAGTTGTTCTCTTTTTATTGTTCTAAAAAGGATTTAATGTTAATATGTAGAATTTAATATTATAAAATAAAAAGAAGGTGATATAAATGAGTGGTGGAACATGGGGTCTAGAATCAGGTGGATCATGGGGCTTTGATTCAGGCAATAGTTGGGGCTAAAAATTAAAGGCAGTTTTTAACTGTCTTTTTTTATTGCTTAAAAATAGGAAGGTGTTATATGAATGAAGTAGATACAATTCAAGAAATTAAAGAAAGATTAGTTAGAATAGAGATTTTACTAGAAAAGAATACAGAAAATTGGGGCGAAAAAATTAATGTAGCTAACGACAGAATAAGAGATTTAGAAGATACTATCAAATGGATAAGCCGTACTGCTATAGGTGGTTTGCTTACAGGTTTATTAGGGATATTATTTAGTTTAATAAAATTTGGAGGTATGTAAAATGGATTTAACAAATTTAATGGAATTTATACCAGGAGAATTAGCAATAGTTATTGTAGCAACTTATGTTATTGGAGTATTTCTTAAGAATATAGAGAGTGTTAAAGATAAATATATTACTGTAGCATTAATGATATTTGCAATAGTATTCTCTATGATTATAAGTGCCCCTAGTGCAACAAGTTTCTTACAAGGTGTATTATGTTGGGGAGTGGCTGTAGGGCTAAATCAAACAGGAAAACAATTAAATAAACAAGAGTAATTTTAGGTAGCACTTATAGCTACCTTTTTTCTTTTATATAAATAGAAGGAGGAATGTATAAATGTCTAATTGGAAATGGTGTGTAGAAGATTCTACAGGAAACATTACTAAAGGCTGGTATGAAGATAACTCAAAATGGTATTACTTAAAAGATAATGGAACTATGGCTACTGGATGGATTGAGGATAAAGATGGCAGGTGGTACTACTTAAAAAATGATGGTTCTATGGCTACGGGTTGGTTAAAAAGTTCCTATAGTGGTAAGTGGTTTTATTTAAATCCTGTAAGTAATGGGTATATGGGTGCTATGTATACGGAAGGTACTTATACAATACAAGGAAAAGAATATAAATTTGATAAAGAAGGAGCATGGATAGAAGAAAGTTCTTTAGTTAGTAACTCTTTAATAGAATTTATTAAAGGTTGGGAAGATTTTTTTGAATGTGCTTATTATGATGGATATGGGAATACAGATACATATCTTACTATTGGCTATGGAACAACTAAGGCTGCTAATCAATCTGCGTTTCCCAAGGGTATCGAATCTACTTGTACCAAAGAGCAAGCCACTCAATGGTTAAAAGAGGAAATAAATAAGTGTGCAAATAAAATTAAAAATGCTTTAGGTAGTACTCAAATACCACAAAACCGTTTTGATTGCATGGTTGATATAGCCTATAATGCAGGAGTAGGAAGTTTAATAGGTGGAAATACATGGAGAGCATTAATAGGTGGAAATAAGAGTGATATAGAAACATATTTAATGCAATGGAATAAATCTAATGGTAAATACAGTGAAGGGTTAAATAAAAGATGTAGAGCTAGAGTCAATATGGCTTTATATGATATATATAATTCAGAACATTAAATATGATATAATATGTATGGCTAAATTACACATAAAATTAGAAAACACTTTAAGGGTAGTAGATAAGAGAAATCTTATTTGCTACCCTTTTTCTTTTTATAGAAAAATTGGACAAACTGTAGTATTATGTAAATATGACAAATAAAAAAGAACTCATGTGATTACTAATCTAATAATGAGTTCTTAGTTGTAATAGAGTTCAATTATCTTACCTCTATTATAGCATAAAATTAATGAGATAATAAACGGTAAATGGAGGAATGATTATGAAACCTGATAATGGGGATAATATTAATAAGTATATAAAAGAAACAATGAAAAAATATAAATCTGATAAAACTATTTTTGATAAAACTATGAATATATTAAACATATATATGCAACGAAAAGATTGGCCAATATGTTATAATGAATTTATAGATATAAGCAAAGATTTGCTTGGGGCTGATGTTGAAAACTTATTTCTAGATTTTGAAGTATTTAAAATTTTAAAAAGCGTTAGCAATGAATATGAATTAGAATTAGAAGATTTTAAAAAAGATATTAGTTTATTTTTTAAAGTATTTTATTCAATTATGGATGAATATTATAGTTATAGAGATAACCCAATTGGCCTAAAAAAGATTATGAAGTTAAACATTGTAAATGATAAACAAACATTTAGGGTTATTAGAAATGATGGAGAACACTTTGATTTATTAATATCAAAGGAAGAAATGAAAAAAATTATATCAACGCTAGATGAAATATCAAAGGAACAATAATATGAGTAGTAATCTTGTTGATTTAATAAAATATAAGAATGATAATAAAGAAGTTTTCTATAAAATTAACAACCCTAATGAAGAAATAAACAATATATTAAAAAATAAAAGATTATCTGAACCATTTGGTATTGATAAGGAGGTGGCAACAGATATGGACGAAAACAAAGGCTTTGAAAAAATTTTAGATAGAATGGATAAAGATAGAAGAGAACAAGAACAAAGGCTATCTAAAAACATGCAATTAATGGAACAACGTATAACTGAAGAACGCCGACTTTCAGAAGAACGAATGGAAAAGAGTTTTAAAGAAGCAATGGAATCTGTAAAAAGTACAAATAATAAAATAGGTAGTTTAGAAAATAAGTTAGATGAAAAAACAGAAAGAATGTTAGAAAAGGTAGACTCAACAAATAAATGGATTATGGGAACTTGTATTGCTACTATTTTAGCAGTAGCAGCGATAGCAGCTTCGGTATGGTTTAAATAAACTAATATACTAATACTTTAAGAGCAGTATGTAGAGTAAGTTCTATGTACTACCCTTATTTTTTTGTCGAAAAATAAATCACGAAAAAGAGATGAATTTTATAAAAATCATTGATTAGACACACGCTAGAGTGTAGGATATAAAGTATAGTAAAGATAAAGAGTGGTTGAAAATGAAAACAAAATTAGATATAGCATAAGAGATAATTTTTGAAGGTCAAGGGGGATAAATAAAGTGTGTAAAGAAAACATATGGGATAAGTTATTGAGTCTTAAGGAAGCAGCAGAGAAATATAATAGAGATACTAGCACATTAAAACGTGCTATTTCCAATGGAACTTTGGTAGAAGGTATAGATTGTAAGAAGTTTGGTCGAGATTGGGTAATATTAATATCTAGTTTGGATCGTGTCTATATAGAGGAAAGAAAAAATTTAAAAAAATAATAAAAAGCTATTGACTATATACACTCTAGCGTGTATAATTAGATTGTAGTTAGGAGATAACTGCAAGAAGATATTTATACTAAATAATTTTAAAGCGCCCTTCTAAATTAAATTCAATTTACAACATATTACTAATAATGTATTATTAATAGTAATTTAAAAATAAATATAAAAGGAGAGAAAAATTATGAATATAGCATATATAAGAGGTAATTCAAAACAATCAATAGAGGGTCAACAAATTTTATTAGGAAAACATAAAATAGATGAATATTTCGAAGATCATGGCACAAACATACAAATAAAAAAGATGCTTTCTAAACTTAAAGAAAATGATACACTATACATTACTAGTGTAGATAGACTAAGTAGAGATATAAAAGAAGCAATTGAAATACTAAAAGAAATAGAAAATAAAAAAGCAAAATTAAAAGTTTTAAATTTAAATGAAGATATGGATATAGATAAAATTAAAGCGTTAATTAGCATGGCTGACGCAGGAAATGAAATTCTTAATAAAGAATAAAAAGCTAAAGCAGTAGGTAAAGAAATTAATCTTACTTACTGCTTTATTTCTATTGTACTTCACAATTATCTAAACACACATCTGCAACGCTTTTTCCACGTATTTTCCCTTTAATAGTAATAGTATTTCCTTTTTTCAAATTAGCTATTTGTTCTGATTGATTATTATTACTAAAGTAACAATTAACACCAAGTATTGAACCTTCTTTACCATCACTCAAAGAAATGCAAGGTTTTCCTGAAGTTACACTGATTTTTCGTATTTTACCTGTAACTATTCCAATCTTTCCACTATATAAATTATCAGCATTAACTTCATTAGCATCATAAGATTTATATAATTCTTTAGCAGTAATTTTAATTTCAACATCAGTTTTTTGAGCAACTTGTTGTACTGTATTATTTTTAACAAATGTATTTATGTGATTTTTAAAATCTGTATAAGTATCATTTTCAATTATTTCAACATTGCTTATCGGATCTTCATTATTTCCATCTTTTCTTTTAAAGTCTAAATTTACATTAGATTCATTTTGGGTTTTCCCTAATAGAGTTCCTGAAACTTTAATTGTATCTCCTATTGTAGATATATCATAATCGTCATATTTCCAAGAATCAGAATCATTGATGCTTGTACTTATTTCATTTACCCATGCACAAATAGCATAGCTTTCATAGTTTTCTTTAATTCTTTGCTTATTTGAAAAAAATAATCCACTTCCAATAATTATTGTGGCAAGGATAAGAGTAATTATTAAGTCTAATTTTTTATTATATTTTATGTTTTTCATAGTCTATCTCCTTGTAAATATATTATATTAATTATTTCATTTAAGTATATTTATGTCAATTATAACTAATATTATCACCTCATAGAAATTGTTAACATTATATGGTAAAATTATTCTTAGAGGTGGTGACATGGGGGTTAAAAATAAATTATTAGAAATAAGGTTAAGCTTAGGATATAAAAATTCTAAAGACTTTGCTGACTTTTTAGGGATAAATAAAAGTATGTATAGCTTAATAGAAAATAATAAAAGGGTAGTTAATTTAGAAAATGCATTTACAATAGCTGAAAAACTTAATATGAATATAGAGGATATTTGGTATAAAGAGTAATACTAAATATCCTCTTTTTTTATTTATATGAGAATAAAATTTATACTTATGGAAATTTTTTTTATTAAAGTGGAAACTTTTATAAAAAGTGTGCATACATATATAACAAAGGACGAAGAAAAGGAGAAAAAATTATGATTTTAGGTGTAGATATTGGTACCTATAGTGTAAAGACTTCTAACAAAGTTACATTTTTTAGTAAACTCACACAAGAAGAAAGCTTTACTGAAATAAATAAGATTAATATAAATGGATCTAGTTATAACATAGGAGAAGGAGAATTCAGTACAGATTGGGATAAGAGTAGAAAAGAAAATACATTAATACTTCTATACTCAGCTATTTACAAGGGTGCTGAAGATAATATAAACCAAATTGTATTAGGATTGCCAGTACAACAATATAAGAAAAATAAAAATAATTTAATAGAACTTATAGAAAATAATAAATGTGCAAAAGTAGAAAATAGAAATTTAATTATTACAGATGTTACTGTAGCTCCAGAAGGTGCAAGTAGTTATTATTCTATAGACAGTAGTTTAAGAGAAGAAATAGGAAATAAGCAACTAATAATAATAGATATAGGAGGTAGGACTACAGATATTATAGTATTTCAAAACAAAGTTATAATTGATGTTAAAACTATTCCTATAGGTATGTTAAATATATACCAGGAGATTATAGACACAGTTAATACCCAACATACAGAAAGTTTACTTTTAGAGGATGGAGAAACTATATTAAAAGATGGTTTATTTCTTAAAGGTAAGCAGCAAGATATTAACTTTGTACAACCTATTTTAAAAAGAAATTTTAATAGTGTATTTAAAGAAATACAACTTAAATATAACACTAATAAAGGATATGTGTATTTAACAGGAGGAGGAAGTATATTGCTTAAGTTACCATTTAAAAATAGATTAAGTAATTTACTAATTTCTAATAATCCTATCTTTGATAATGCAATTGGTTTTGGAAAGGTTGGTGAATCATTGTGGCTAGAATAACTGTAAGCTTTAAGAATACAGAAAAAGATACGGAATTACATGGTTATTGGGATAGTATGGAGGACAAATCTGTTGAAATAAAAAAGGTGTTAAGAAAAGAAATGGAAAGAAGAGAAAGTCTTGAAAATAAAAAAGATGAACAAAAGTTAACTAAAAAAGAAGAGAAAGTTAATAATATATTAGATTTTTAGTATAAAAAAAGCCTACCTAATGAATAGGTAAACTTAGGCTAAGTAGCTATCAGCTCGGCTTACATGCGTTTCGCTTACGCTAATAGCATATGCAAACAACTTTGAAAAGATGACTAGTTTTAAGCGTAAATAATAAGTTTTAATAAAATATTAAGAATTTATAAGAAATTTGAAATAGCTAAGGCTAAACCATATGCAAAAATAGATCCCCAAACAAAAGTATACATAGTAAGACACCTCCGATTAATTATTACTAATAGTATTAACTTAAATAATTAATTTTATACATGGAGGTATTAAATGAGTAAAGAAATTACAATGACTTTTAATCAATTCTTTGAAATGGAAAGAGGAATTTTATCATTAGATGAAATAGTACAAGCTAATAATTTAGAAACTATAGCTGGAGAGATATTGAAGAATAATAGATTAAGAAAATGTGCAGTTACTTTTATAGCATTAGTAAATAGTGCATTGCCAGTTTTTGCAGAGGAACCTGATGCAACTATAGCTGTAGCAAATATTCATAGAGCTACAAATACTCTGCTTAATGTATTACAAGAAGGGATCTATTCTTTATGCATATTAGGCTGTGTAATGGAAATTGGTAAAGCAATAGTTGGAAGAAGAAAAGAATCTATTCCAAATATAATATTTAAATACATTTTAGCTTTTGGAGCTATATATTTCTTACCTTGGATATTTGATTTAATAAAATTAATATTTTCAAATAAATAAGGAGGAAAGTATATGTTAGAAAATATTAAACAATCAGTATCAGAAGCAATTCAAGAATCGTTTGGCAGTATGTTTCACAATTTGTTTAATTGGCTTGCTAGGGGTGTAATAGATAATTCCTATGAAATATGTTTAACTGTAGCTATTATTTCACTAATTTTATATATAGCTGGAAAAAGAAAGTCTGGGAAATATGTAACTATATCACTAGCAGTATATTTTATATTACAAAGTTTAAGAGGTTTTGTAGTATGAAGAGTATGAAATTAAGCGAATATTTTAAATTAATAAAACCAAGTTATAAATATATACAGATAATACCTCATAAAAGCATAAGAAATTACAATTCTAGTAATATAGCAAAAGCTATAGCACACACCTATAAATCATTAGATAGACGTATTAGAAGAGAAAAAAACAAACTATTCTTTGAATGTGATTTTAAAATTTCCTACATTATAGATATTCAAAACAATGATGCTAAGTTTTACTTTTTAGTTCCGGATCCATTTGTTACTGTGTTATTAGAAAAAATTAGAGAGATATGGGCCAAAGCTACCATTAATATATTAGAAGATAAAATTAAAGAGTTTTCAGAGAATGCAGAAATGTATCAATTAAGTTATAAAAAAGAAGATGCAATGTCTTTACAGGTAGATAAAAAATCTAATGAACCATTAAATAGTATATTGAGCGTAATGGATGTTATGAAAGAAGATGATAGAATTACTATAGTATATAATTTCCTTCCATGTTCTCAGTTTGGGTGGATGCAAAGATATAATACAACTATGGAAAAGATTAAAGATAATAAGGTGATAGATAAGAAACAAACAAGCCCAGAATATATTATAAAATCTACATTGGTTAATATAGTAAAGCTATTTAATACATTTTTACAAGTACTAGATGATTTTACAGGTGGAAGTGGAGAGGATAAAAAGGAAAGTTTATATAATTCTATATTAGGAATTTTAGAACAACAAAAAGAACTAAGTGCAGCTACAAAAAGAAAAAAAGAACAAACGATATTAGATACACAAATATCGGTAATATCAGAAAGCGCGAATGAAAATAGAAAAGATAATAATGCTTTAAGTGTATGCCAAGCCTATAGGGTGTTAGATGAAGATAATGAGCTTATATATAAGAAGATAAATAATAAAAGAACTATAGATTTAGAGAAAACAAGTCTAGGAACTACTATAAGCACTATAAGTACGGAAGAAGCGTCTAATTTTATACAAATACCAGGAAGAAGTCTTTTATATAGTCTTGGAATTAAATTTATTAAAGTAGAAGAGGTTAAAGTGCCTGAGAAATTAAGAAAAGGTTATATATGTTTAGGTAATGCTAAAAATAAAGGCACTATATTAGCAGCATACTTAGAAGATGATAAAGAAATAGGTTCACTTCCATTAATGCTGTTAGGTAGGCAAGGAGGAGGAAAAACAACTTATATGTGTAACTATGCTAATTATTGTTTAAGCAGAAATGAAAGCATAGTACATATAGATTTTATAAAAAATTGTGAAGCAAGTAAGGCTATAGAAAAAGTTGTGCCTAAAGACAGACTAATTGTATTAGATTTTAGTGTGGAAGAAGGATTACAAGCGTTAGCTTATAATGAAATAAAATTTACAGACAATATGTCTTGGTTTGAAAAACAAGCTTTAGCTAATAAAAAAACAGAACTTACATTGGAATTAATAAATTCTATAAATGTAAATGGTGATCCATTAAGCGCTAAGATGGAGAGATATTTATGTGCTTGTACAGATATTGTATATTTAGACGAAAAAACTACTCTTAAGGATGTTATTAGTTGTTTAACTAATTATAAGTATAGAGAAAATATAATAGGCAATATTCCAGAAGAATTAAAAGAAGAGCTACAAGATAGTATAGACACTTTACTAGAATTAGATGAATGGTCCAAAGCTAGTAAAGATAATCCAAGTGAGAAAATTGGTACAAGAGATAGTAAAATAGAAGGAATATTAGATAGAGTAACACTACTTAAAAGAGATTTTTATCTTAAAAAGATGTTTAATAAAACACCTGAAAACAATATAGATTTTGCCAAAGCAACAGAAGAAGGAAAAGTAATATTAGTAAGAATGCCACAATCGAAATTTAAGGATTATGTTAAAAATGTTATTACTACTTTCCTTTTAACCAAATGTTGGCTAGCAGCAGAATTAAGAGGGGAATTATCAGAGAAAACTAAAAGATGTCATGTTCTTATAGATGAAATAAGTCAAACTAAAACAGCAGAGATGTTCATGGAATCTAAATTAACTCAAACTAGAAAGTTTGGTTTAAAATTTGTTTTAACAGGACAATACTTAGATCAATTAGAACAGCAAACTATTAAAAGTCTTAAAGGTGCTGGGTGTTCATTCATGCTTCTTAAAGGAGCTATTAAGGAAGATTTTCAATATTTCAAAGATGAACTTGATGAAACCTTTGAGTATGAGGATCTAAAAGACATGGAAAAGTTCAGTAGTTTAAATGTAATTCAATATAGTGATGGATATTCTAGTTTTATAACTAAACTTCCACCAGAATTAAAATAGGCTAGGAGATAATATCCTAGTCTTATTTTAATGCAAAATAAAAAGAGTAGATTAGCTACTCTTAATGATCCTATAGGCAAAAAGATATAGGTATGTAATCCTGTTTTAAAAATTCCTTCATTATGTACATGTAATTATCTTCAATTCTTATTCTAAGACATCCTAATACATATATTATATCTTCTTTACGTAATATAAGTTTATTTAGTTCTTTCATTAGTGGCTTTTTATTAACTATATAGGTATTTTCTCTTTCTTCAATAATAATTTCCTCATGAGTTGAAACATACTCTCTAATTATTTGTAAAGCTAAATCTGGAAGATATGATTCATCTTGTCCAGTTTTGATAGATAATCTAAAAACAGCATCGCTTTGTAGTCTATATTCTTTATTCTTAGTTTCAATTTTTTCTTTTTCTTCCTTTAGCATTTTATAATTATATCTTAATTCACTTATCTTATCTTCTAATAATTGTTGATTTTCTAACAATTCATCTGTTATGTATAAACCATGTTTTCTAATAGAAGGCAATACTTCTTTAGTAACCCATCTTTTAAATTCTTGAGCAGTTTTTAATTCACTTCCAAATATTAAACTATACATACCACTTTCATTTATAACTATCATATTTCTTCCTTGACCTGCCCCGTCGATTTTACGGGTTAGCTTGTCTTCTTCAAATACATGCTTTCTAATAGCTTGATCTGTATCAGTATACTTTAAACAATTGGCCACATCTTTACCAACAAACCAACATTCGCCATTAATAAATAATGTTCTTACTTCTCCCAATTCTTCATTTTTAAAAATCTCAATTTTATTCTCCAATAAATCCACCCCTTAAATATTTATTTCTTTAATATAATTATACAACTATTTTGTGATATATACAACTCGCAAAACGCTATATTAAAATTAAAAATATTTATAAGTATAGCGTTATATAGTATAATAAAAATAAGGAGTTGATATAATGATAAAAATGAGATTACATATATTGCTTGCAGAAAAAAGAATAACTAGAAAACAGTTATCAGAGGATACAGGAATAAGATTGGCGACAGTTTCAGCATATTGTAATGAGAAATATAAATATTTAGTTCCAGAGCATTTATCTAAATTATGCAAATATTTAAAATGCGATATTTCTAATTTAATTGAATATGTAGAAGATGAAGAGTAAGGTTTGATTAATTTCAAGCCTTATTTTTTATTTTCCATTAGGCAAGATAGGTTTGTACCAAAAACACAGGTCTTTTGTAACAAAAGTTTTGACCTATTTGTTACACTTGTAAGCATTGGTATTACTAGCCTGTAGGGTAATAATCTTATTTGTACCGAAAATAAAAAATATATGCACACAACTTTATATAATAATAATATATATACTTTTTCTATATATATAATATAATATTATAATTATTGTTACATTATATATTATATATAGTATAAAGCTAGATATATCAGTACTTTAGAGGTGTAACAAAAAGTGTAAATGTTTTTTATTTCCATTTTTAATAAAGTTGCTCTAAAGCTAGATATAATCAACCCTACAGGCTGTAACAAAAACCTTTTTATTTTCGGTACATTTTTGGTACAGGGATTTTAAGACCAAGATTACTTATCCTGGTCTTATTCTTTAGATTGTCTATCATTCTTTTTCTAAGCATTTAGTACAACTATAAATATTACAATGCATATTATTGCTTTTTAACATATCACAATCATTATTTAAATAAAAAAATATATAAACTCTAACAGGGCATATATCAAGAGCATTAGATAGTATTTTTATTGCTTTTGGAGAAGGTATTTTTTTGCCACTTTCTATTTTCGAAATATAACTTGCATTAAAGTTACATCTTCTAGCTAATTCCGACTGACTAATTTCCTGTTTAGTTCTTTCAATGGCTATTATATTCAT